ACAACTGATATAAATCTCCAGCCAAAGCGAATCCCTAACTTATGGGCGCAGTCAGACCATTTCTGTTTTGTAGTATTTGATCGTAAATCATAAAATTCGTTTTTATAAACAATACCACCCCGACTACCAAATGAAAACATGTTGCCATCTTCTGCCCTAGTCCCAGATCTATTGGGTGATTTTGGATCATGGAAAAAGTGAAGTTTAATTCCATCTGGGCATCTAACAATATCGTGTTTATCCCACCATGCAGATCCATCCTGCTTAAGTCTATTATCCATGGCGGTCATAGTCCAAAATTGGCGTGGACTAATTTCATCTGGTCTACTATGAGTTCCTTGGTGAAAACGTATTTCTATATTCTCCGGTATTCTAAAATAACGATTGAATAAATATAAGCCAAGCCAAAGCTGATCTTCTTTTACTTTTGGATCATAGGGATAGAAACAAGTATTTTGATTATACTCGTTACCAAATAACGTCACTTCTGTCCATTCATCTTCTATCGAATAACGGCCTTCTTGAATAACGATATCAGTAACATCATCAATTGTATCAATTGTTCCATCTTCATATTGATATTTCATTCTTCCATATGTTTTACCGTCATCTGAAAGCTTTAATATTGTTTCATGGACAGAACCCTGTCGGCATGATCGTATTCTAAGACCTTTTTTGTTTGATTTTAGAGAAGCTATTTTGGCGCCAATTCCGTAATTATCCGTAAGGGATCTAATTTTATTTAACACTACTGAAAGATCGGACATTAAATGTAGATCTTTTCGACTCATACCTGGCCCATTATTCCATATTGATAGCTTTGGTGTATCCCCTAATTCTGGAATAAATGTAGGATAAAATCTTATAAACCCTTTTCCAGAAACGTCTTGAGTAGAAGCCTCAATTGCGTTTTGAGTTAACTCCCGCATCATCATGCCGGATGGGCATTTTTCAATGTCACGATAAATGGCAAATTCTTCGCCACCATCAGAAGCGTATTTCAGTGGATCAACATCGTTATACGTGGTCATCATTAGACTCCTTTATAGGCGTAATTACCTTATCCATAATCTACGATGTGTATAGCCTATCGTCAATACAAAATGAATAATTATTTTGTTGCGTCGGGATTCTGCATAGTGTAAGACGCTGACATGAGCAGAGAACCATTAAAACACCCATACACAACGCCTGAGATGGAGCGTCTTGCGCTTTCTCTTGGGGCTTATAAGGTTACAGTTTGGAGCTGGAGGCGTAGGGGCGTACCTTTGTCTTGGCAGATTAAGCTGCACCAAGCAAGCAAAGGTAAAATAAAGCTAACAGACTTTAAGCGTCCAAAACACAAGGTAAACTAAGATTATGGACGATCTTGAAAAGTCGGCTTCCGCCCATTGTTCGCATTTGTCCAAGACTGTGCGTGATTGGATAGCTTTTATGATCGACATGCTTGTGGAAATGGGTGACGAAATCCCGTCCCGTGAGTCAGATCGTTACGTTTTATACAAAAGTAATAAAATCCCAGAGGCGGTGTATCTTCAGTTTGATACCGAAGCTACTCAGAAGGCCATGGCTAAATTGAATGGAAAATAATCTTTCCGAAACGACGGATAGATTTTGTGCCTCATGCGGCGAATTAGCTATATATGGTATTGGTAAAGCTAGGCCGCATAAATATAAGAATCCCGAAGGCGTCGAACAGTGGCTTTGTCCTGTATGCTGGGATTTACATGTAGGACATCCTGACGATGGCGAGGATACAGCATGAATCAATTCTTCAAAAACAAGTGGTTCAATATCTTTGGGCAATTCTTCCGCATTCAATCGTTGCCGCCATCCCAAATGGAAGCCAAAGAACCTCCTCAGGGCGCCCAGCTAATGCGATTCCTGGCTTGCTGCCAGGTATCCCGGATCTCATGGTGATGCTGCCCAAGGGTAGGGTGGTGTTCTTTGAATTGAAATCAGAAAAAGGCAGAGTTAGCGATGCGCAGCTTGCCGTTCACTTAAAGATGCATGGGTTAAACCATGATGTCGCAATTGTAAGAAGCATTGATGATGTAAAAAATGCTTTGGATGCTTGGGATATCACAACACGGGAGTCAAAAAATGGGACAGGCAATAATCTGGACTGAAGAGATGATCCAAATGCTTAAGGATCTTGCTAGCAGCCCATTATCAGCTAGCCAAATTGGCGCAAAGCTGGAAGCTAAGTTCAATAGAAAATTTACCCGAAACAGTGTCATTGGAAAATTTCATCGATTAAACATTTCTTTTGGTAAATCTAATGCTCAAAAGGAAGAAGTAAAAAAAAACTCACCGCCAAGAAAATTGATCAAGGCACCTGCGAAACCTCAATCACCAAAACAGGTTCTTGAAATAAAGCCTAAGAAAGATTTAAGGCTTTCAACCATCACTATTTTGGCTGAGCCAGTTAAAAATAACACTTACAGATTTTCAAATCCTAAGGCTCTTGGTGTTCCATTAATGGATCTAATGGAAGGTATGTGCAAATATCCTATGGGCGATGTCAAAAATGATGACATTATATTTTGTGGCGCCATAGCAGATAGTAAGCATAGATCTTATTGCTCACATTGCTACCCAATAGTTTATATGACAATCAGAAAATATAGAGAGATGACTGCCAAAAACCCTTAGCAGCCATCCAAAGATATTTAGAAAATATCGTCATCACCCCAAACGTCAGACGTTGGCTCTTCCTTTAAAAAAGCTGGGATGTTCTCCTCTTCTTCTTCTGGTGCCTCATTACCATAAGACTCCCAGCCATCTCTTCTACGTCTGGCGTTTAATTCCAGCTTTTTCAGACTGGGAAAGTAATTTTCAATGATGCGGTAAAAGTCGTCAGGCTTAACCGAATGATCTGCAACTGGCGCCGATATAATTGATGGGAACTGTGATCCTGGCGCTGGAGCTGGGATATTCCCCTTGGTTCCAACCAATAGCAATTCATGCTGATTGCGGAACCAATAGCCCGTACCAATTCTGTCCTTCACCCATGTAACATGGCTCTTATATTCAAATCCCCATGCTTCCATAACTTTAAGAGCCTGTGGAAGCATTGGTACAGTAGCCCATAAAAACAATACGCAGTTTTTGTCGGTAATTCCGCTAACTGGCCATGAGCAAATATCTTCGACGCTCTGACACGGATAGTGGTTATCAGCTGATCGATCCATTCCCTTTTCACTGTAGGTTTGAAACGACCAAGCAGGATCTGCCAAAACTACCCCAAACTTACCTTGAGGGAAGGACATCTGCTTCTCGCCCAGGATGCGCTCTTTCTCTTCCCTCTCAATCTTCTTAAGCTCACCTCTAGCCGATACCTTTTCCCCAGCAAGAGCCCTCGCCAACAGACCCCTCTGCATATCCTCTGGGAGGCTTGCCAGTGCGTCTAATTCAACGCCCGTATCCAATGAGGTTCCGATGGTCGAAGCTATCTCAGGGATGTTCTTTACCCGCCTAGCGTCCCTTTCAATAGCTGTTGAGGAACGGTTTGTTTCTTTGGCTACGGCATGGGATGAATTTGAGTGTATACGGTTCTCTAAATTAATACCAACTTGGGATTTATTTCCCTCTGACTCATCCGCAGGGCGTCCAGACTTCAACCGATAGCGAATCTCTGCAATCTCTTTCAGCCTAGCGTAGTGGATGGATTGTTGAGCTGCAGTCAGTTCATTCCGAATCAAGTTTTCGCAAAGCTCAACCTGTTCAGCGTCTAATGCGTCTACGCCTTCTAGGATTGTAGCGTTAATATTATCCCACTTAAGACGCTTTGCTGCTTCTAATCTGTGGCGGCCAGCAATGACCCAGTAGGTATTGTGGCTATCGTCTCGTCGTACGGTAATTGGATTTATCAGGCCAATTTCGGCCATAGAATTTGCAAGTCTTTCAACAAGATCTGGACGTTTTGGAATATGTCTTTCTTCGCTTACGTTAATAGCAATTAAACCTATCTTTTCTACATTATGTAAAATGCTCATATGCATCTCCGTATTTCGGGGACGGGTTGCATAGCAGGACTCAAGTATAATGGGAAGGGCGGGAAAAGGCAGCTAGGAATTAAATCCTTACGCTGCCTTGACACCCCATATATGCCTGAGATAGGCTTAAAACATTCGCGGTGTTACGAGCACCCGAAGCCATGAGCCACCAACCGAAACTTGGTAACTGCTATGAAAAATACAGCCGATAAGGCTAAAAATCAACATCCCGTAGATCATAAATCTGCAAATGAGCTGACGATGAAAATCGTTGCCCAGCTTCGCATGGCTGTACGCTATGCTGAGCTGGCGCAGGATTATGAGGAACTGTTTGATAACTTTGGTTTTGACCGAAGCGTTGAGCAGTTCATTCAATACGCTAAGGATTCCTCCGACACATTAAAAAAGCTGCGTAAGGCACGGGGGGTGACTGACTGAGAAGCCCTTTAGTCCGAAAGGACATTCTGGTTGGACAATCCATTAAACCGTTGGTGAGGTACGGCAGGGGCCAGAATTAAGCGTTACTGTTGGGAGTCGGAACGCAACGCAGCGGCAGCACAAGAGCTGGAAGCCGTAAGTCCGATCTGGGGTGGTAGGTGCCCCTAAAATAGTCGCCAGCCAACCTATAGGCCCTTACATGACCTATGGGCGGCGTATGTGGAAACCTTAGACGCAAGATACCGTTAAAGTCGGGGCGTCATTTGGTTCGTAATGAGCATATGTCGATAAGTGACAGCTTCCCTAGTTTTGCCAGGGAGCATGTCACAGTATTAGCTACCGATAGGTAGGTAATACGATACAGGTAACTGGTAACATACACGGGTAATTAATAACTAACTTACAATATGGCTGGCATGGGGTCAGTCGTAACAGGATAACTGCGTTCTGGAGACTGATTATGAACTGGCAACAGATGTCTTTAAATGGAATATATGCTAAGAAACCCAACAATAAAAAAAGCAAATCTCTCTCTAAAACAGCTAAAAGAACAACTGATGAAAAAACAAAACCTTACTTATTTCGTAAGGGTTCTCATGTGATTCATTATTGGAATACAGAAAAAGAAGATACTTCCTGCAAATTATGGTCTACAGGTGGCATTAGAAATAAAAGCAGATTTTATTGGTCTGACACGACAGGCGGTCGTTCAATATGCCAAATGTGTCAAACAAATAAAGATAAACAAAATGATTAGTTATTGACATTATCCAAAATGTATAATAGATGGAGCTATGCAAGAATATACGCTTAACGATAGAGAGGTAGCTGCTGCCAAAAGAGTTGGCGCATTGCGCCGACAGCAAATCATAGAACTTGGCATATTAGGAAGATATGGAATTGAAGGAACAGAGCAGGAATTGGTTAAGTGGGATATAGATAGCACTGGCGGTGAGATTGCTGCCGCAAGGATATTGAACAAACCATTGAATCCTGCGTTCAAGAATTTTGCTGGTGCGGACATTGGTAAAAATATAGATGTAAAAACATCCCGCGTTCACCGTTATAGACTTATTGTTCGTCCAGGTGATGTGGATGGGGAAGTAGATAAATCAAATTGGTGGTATGTCCACGTAACTGGCTCATTACCAACATATAAAGTTTGGGGAGCCATAAAAGTTTCCGATGCCAAAAAAGTAGGTAGTTGGGAAAACCCTAAAAATCGAGGATATGCTTGGTTTGTTAGGCATGAATACCTAACAAAACATTTCTAATGGAGTTGATGAGATGAATGATTTTGAAATTGAATCACGTACGTTCTACAAAATGCCACAGCATTCTACGCAGATATTTGAGAAAACCTATTCCGGTAATCCTCAACGTATATCTTTGCCAAGGGTTAAATTCCTTGAGGTAGATGGAACTGAATATCGTCCCAAATGGGCTATTGATTACACTCCTAAAGAAGAGCGTGAGCCTGTACCAGTAGCTGCGCCAATATTAAAAAATATAACACCTCGTCGGTTAGCTATGCGATCTGGTGAGCTTGCTATTACTGAGCTTGAACAGATGGTTTATGATATGTACCAGAAAGGAATGACATGCCAAGACATATGCGAAAAAACTGGTAAAAACGCATCATCTGTCAACGCTGCATATGGAAGATATAAAAATAAAACTCTTTCAAACAATGACAAAAACTGATACGCTCAACCCCATAATAACAACCATCCATGGGGTCTATGATGACGGGAATAAAAAAGCCACGAGAAGTGGTATCTATAGATATAATTAAAGAGTTCCTTGTTTATGATAAGGATACAGGTAAATTATATTGGAAAGTCAGAGATGTTAAATATTTCAATGACGGTGAAAGAAAAGCTAATGCTTGCTCCATATGGAACTCAAGATACTCTGGCAAAGAAGCTGGATGCCCAGATGGTAGCAATAGAATAGTAATAAGAATATTTAAGAATACATTTTTTGCTCATCGGCTTGCTTTTATTCTTATGGAAGGAAGGGAACCTATAGAGCAAATTGATCACATTAATGGGAATTCATTGGATAACCGATGGTGCAATATTAGGGAATGCGTAGATTATCAAAACAAGCAAAATCTAACTGTTCGTTCAAATAGCTCTACAAAAGTTCAAGGTGTATACTTTTTTAAAAAAAGATTGAAAAAACCATATGAGGCAAGAATTAGATTACGTGGAAAAAAATATTATTTGGGAACATTCAAAACTGCTAAAGAGGCAGGACAAGCATATTTAGAGGCAAAACAAAAACTACATACTTTTCAGCCAACGCCAAGAAAGGGTTGATGATATGAAACAACTTCGGCCCTACCAGCTTGAAGCTGTAAAAGAGTTTTGGCAAGCTCATGACGCCAAGGAAAAGCTTGTTTTCTCAGCCCCGACTGCTGCTGGGAAGACCCGCGTGTGCGCCGAAATATTTTTAATGGCTCTTCAACGGAATTTGCGATGTGCTTTTACAGTTCCTTTCTTAAGTTTAATAGATCAAACTTTTGAAGCTTTTGCACATGTTGGAATTGACAAAAATGATATGTCAATTATTCAAGCAGATAATCCTTACTGTGATTATTCAAGGAAAATACAAATTTGTTCAGCTGACACGTTGGTTAGGCGTAAGAATTTACCAGAAGTTGACATAGTTGTTTATGATGAGGTTCACAGACAATCTCGCCTATACAAACGTTGGATGGATGAATACCCAAATGCTACGTTTTTGGGGGTTTCAGCTACACCTTGGGCAAGAGGTATGCGTGATATCTGGGATCGACTCATTATTGTATCGACTACACGAGAATTGATAGAACAAAAGTTTCTGTGTGATTATAAATACTATGCACCGACAAGCCCTGATCTAAGTGGCGTTAGTATTGTTGCAGGCGATTATCATGAGGGCCAGTTAGGCGATGCAATGAATAAGCCTCATCTGGTTGCTGATCTTATCAAAACATGGAAGGAAAAGGCATCTGATCGTCCCACGCTTTGCTTCTGTGTTACTCGTGAACATGCTCGTGAGGTTCAGTCCCAGTTTTTAGAGAATGGGGTAGCTGCTGGTTATTGTGATGCATATACCTCGGTCAAAGACCGGAAGGCGCTGATTGAGCAGCTTCGCACTGGTGAGCTAAAGGTTGTTACAAACATTGGTACGATGACAACTGGATTGGATGCTCCTTTCCTAAGCTGTATTATCCTTGCTCGTCCTACCAAGTCTGAGATGTTGTTCTTGCAGATTGTTGGTCGTGGCCTTCGCACACATGCATCTAAAGAGCATTTGCTCGTACTTGATCATAGCGACACTGGTCTGAATCTTGGGCTGCCTTGCTCTATTCATCATACAGATCTCTTGCCTGGTAAGATATCTAAAGAGGCTAAGGCGGCAGCTAAAGAGGCGGCCAAAGAGAAATCTAATAAGCCTCATAAGTGTATATCATGTAACCATGTACATGATCGTAATCTTATGGTTTGCCCTAGCTGTGGTCACATCCGTAAGCGTGTTTCTGATGTTGTTATGCGTGAAGGCTATCTGTCTGAGCTATCCAAAGATGGTAGCCAAAAGGCAATTCTTAATGTTGATATGGCCATCAGGCAGGATTGGTATTCCGGTCTTTTGTATATCGCCATGGAGCGGGGCTATTCTCAAGGTTGGTCGGCGCATCAGTTTAAGTCAAAATTCAATATGTGGCCTGATAACTTTAAGAAGGTTGCCAAGCCTCCTACGAATGCAATGAGGGGTTGGGTGCGTTCAAGGCAAATAGCTTATGCGAAGGCTAGAGAAAAGCAAACCCGCAATAATATCAGTTTGTGATCTGACATTCTATTGTAAAATTTATACCTCATCCTGTATAAAGTCATTTTCCTGACTTGACATAGGATGGGGGCTACCTTGGCTAAGGGCGGTCGTAAACGCAAGCTGAACGTGGAAAGGTATCCCAGCGGGGAAGTAAAGCCTATCCAAGAGATCAGCCCCATATCAATAAAGAGGTTAATGATGGCCGCTGCTGCTCGAATGGCTGATGAAGAATGGGGTTCTGTAATTGGACGATACTTTTTAACTGGACAGATAACCCAGGATCAGTATGAGGCCGCCAAGAAGTTTGGCTCATTATCTGAATCCTATGATCGCATGATGCAGGGGCCAAAGCCTCCATCACAATGCATCGGAGAGCGTATTCATGGCGCCCAGGTTGATCCTTTATCAGAGGCAGGTGCTGCAGAGGTAGAACGGCACAAGGTTTTATTTGATAACTTTGAAAAGATCAGAGGTGTTGTCGGTAGCCGATCAGTGTTTGAGGAAATGCGTAGGGTATGTTCCGGTGTAGGTCAGTTACCAGATTCATATGAGCGATTTCTCATGATTAAGTCAGCTTTGGGTAGTTTGGTTATTTTCTGGAAAATTGACAACAAACGGTAATAATTTTACATTAAGTTAGATTTCCATCCCCATGGAACTCTCTCAACTTAAGCCGCTCTTAACTGGGCGGCTTTTTTTATCCCCATTGCTCGGCCATCGCATTTGCTATGCCTTGGTAGGTTTTTGACCTTTCCTTCCACCTGTCTGGGCTTGGCCCCAGTTTGTTTTGTCCGCTTGGCGTTTGATTAGCGTATCTTTCTTTTTTGATGATATTAGTGGGGATCAAATTTGGTAGCCCCTCAAGCCACAAGCAAGTAGATTTACTGGCGTCTTCCCCAAACATCCAGGGCTGTATGATTTGATTGGGCTTGCGCCATCTTGTTGATAGGCATCCGATTGGATTTTCTATTGCTATTTTCGGAATACCACATGTAGCCAGCATCATAACAAATTTTATAGCATCTTCTGTTTGTATAGCTCGTTCCGGTCGTCGTTTATTCCAGTGTAAGCCGCTAGAAGATAGATACGTACAAGGAGGGTGAGCAATCATTAAATCCCAATTTTGGTGCAGTATATAAGTGATGTCACCTTGGTAATGAGGACCTGGAGCTTCTGTGGGCAACAGATCGCAGCTCACAGCTTCGTGGCCCTTGCGGATGAAAGCGTCTCTAACAGTTCCAGAAAACTCACAAGCAACTAATACTTTCATTTTCTCAATCATCCTCATCAAGCCAATGCTTGAAGTCTCGCTTTTCAGCAGTTGTCTTTTTGAATATCATGCTTATGGCTATCCAGAATAGATTGACGAGGAATATGACGCCAAGGAATTCTAAGACTTTATTCATTGGTTCTCCCCCAGAGCTTTCATGGCAAACTCTAGCTGCTCAATATTTTTCTCTAGCTTGATGATATGCGCCGGATCTTGGCTAAGTGTGTGAATAAGCTTTAAGACATATTCCTCCAGTTCTTTAACACGAGCCTTTAGTTCATCATTCTGCTCTAACAGAGCTTTGATTATATGTTCGCTCATTTCTTATCCAATACGTTTTTTGCCATGTGAACATCAACGGGATCTACAAGCACATCTTTTGACTTGTAAGGATCGCCTTCTTTCCAATTTGATAGCAGATCAGCGTAAGGCTTTACACAACGCTCTAGTTTGGAAATTCGTATTTCTAGTATTTTTATCTTAGCGTCCCTCTCATCAATCATTTCATAAATTGCATGGGATAAATCCCATAAGGCTTTCTCTGGATCACAACGTATCTCATCATCAGTAAGATGCCGAGCATTCAGAAAAAATCCAGCAATTCCAGAAACGGCAGCATATGCCCTTAAGCCCCACTTATGTTTGGCCTCGATAGCATCAGCTGCTTCCTGACATAGGGCATCTGATTTACGTAATTTATTTAAAAGGTCTGAATAATCAGTCATTCTGCACTCTCCAAATCTGATATTTCCTCAAGATGATGCAAAATATCCTCGCCCTCTCTCATCAAAAGGTCGGGTATCTCTGTCGTCATTGTCAGTTCATTGCGTTTTGCTTCCGGCGAACTGCCGTATTTAAACAGCCTTTCCATCCAATATTCTAAGAACGCAATACGTCGTGACATTCGTTTACGGTTCCAAAGATAGGTGTCACACTCGACTTTCATTTGATGTTCTAGTTCAGCAATCCGCTTTGCTTGCGTTTCAATAGCGTTGGCGGCTTCGCAATCAATTTCGACATCATCCCATTCTGTTCGCAGTCTATGCACAAGGCCTGAATAGTCGGTCATCTCAATTACCCTTAGCGTCTACAAAGCAGCTCAGATCAATAGCCAGAAACTTATCGCCTAAAACTGCCACACACGTTCTAGCTTCCAGCGGCTCAGTCTCATTCATGTCTTTGTCAAACCAGTGAATGATTGTGGCGTCATGGCCATCCTCTGTGATCGCCACGTTCCTCGTGTAGTCTATGGCAATGACGGTATGGCTCATTTGATTAACTCCGATCTCACCATGCTGTTCATCATCATTTCAGCCGCCAAACATATGCGCCGACCACTTTTCAAGGGGCCTATGTAATGCATGGCAAACTGCCTTCCCCATTCGTACGCCCATGCCTCAACATCACAATCAAAGTAATCATATCGGAAGGGCGTTTTGTTTCTCACATCCTCAAACCCCAAGTTGAAGGCTTTGGTCTTCATGATGCGATGGATGCTAGTATATTCGGTTGCTTTGACTTGCATCCTGGCGCCCCAGTTTGATTGCCAGGCGTAACTTGTCTAACGCCGACCTGCTTGTTTCTGGTATAAAGCCAACCAGTTCTTTCACCTTAGATTTTTCACCTTGCACCGCTCGTCGAAAGTATTCCGCTTCCTTCCTGTCAGTGAAGTAGAACGTGCGCTTGTCCGTTCCTCCTTTTGTTGGGTAGACAACCTGCAAAGCAAATACAAAGTCAGACATTCCTATACCCTTTCCTGTTTCACATTACCATACATTTTGCATAATGTAAGTCACATATCTTTGCGCCGTAAAAACCAAGAGACCTTTTTTCCAGAAATTTCCTATGGGGGCTTGGTATAATTGGAAAACCAAAATTGAATTTCCGTTTTTTCCTAGGTCAAATGGGGTGCAAATTTCACGAAAGCCAATTTGGATTTTCGGTTTTCGGTTTTTCCGAGGTCAAATGGGTTTTGGAAAATCCAGAATCCAAAATCGGTTTTGCAAAATTTAGCTTTTGTTCCGCTTTCGTTCGTCGTCATTGTATACTTAGTTTATGTATACATGGATTTTACAAGTCATTGATATTATTATGCTTTCCCATTACATGCTCTCAATCCCCTATAAATGGCCGCTGATAGTCTTTTGCCCTTTACGCTATGATATACCCTTGAACCTCAATTCTTGCCCTAACGCCTCGATTATGCGCCCTATACATGCCCATAATTGGCGGCCAATGGGCTTTAGCTTTAGAACGCCTAGCCTTTGCCCTTGATATGAGGCGCAAGCATAGGGCAAGCATCAGACAAAGCCTTGCCTATGCCGCTAAAGCCTAGCGACATGGGGAAAGCTTAGGACATGGCCGCCCGATTAGACTCGCCAATCGGCAAGCCTAGCAATTGGCCAAGCGTCATCATTGGCGCCAAAGCCTAGCGCCTTAGTTTCTGTCCAGTTAAAACGGAAAACCCCGCCAAGCCTTTAAGGGCCTAGCAGGGCTGATTGTTAGTTAGTCATTATAATCATCAAGGCAAACTTGTTCGACTCTTGTGCTATCAAGCAAGGCTTGTTCGACTAGGTTATAAAGCCATTCTTTATGATCTAGAATCTTGTCTTCGTCCTTTTGACCAGAGGCGTTTATTTTAATTCCCATTACGTCAACGTCTGTGACGTATGAGCTAAAGATCCCGACTTCTCTATCGGGCGGCGCCATATTATAGCTTATTCTTGCCTCTCCATTTGCGTATACTGCCAAGCCCTTCACAATTTCCAAGTCATCGAAATAATAGATAAACTCTTGTGACATGATCAGACTCCATTATTTAGAGTTTTTGGCTATAGCGTTAAAAACTCTTAGGTAATCTCTAGCCATGCGATAATCATCACAGCGCATTTTATCTAATAGATTGCCGCAAGAGTCATAAACTCGCACAAAATACCAATAGTCATACTTCTCAAAAATTGTATAAGCGCCATTTTTGAATTCTTTGACTTTCATGACAAGACTCCGTTTTTATTGCCGCTCAAAATTAAGCGCATAAAGGCGCCACTATGGGCGCCCTTAAACTCTCAATCTTAAAACCCCATATCAATGGTTAAAGGACAGCGGGGCAAGGGCGGCACAAAATCGGGATCATCAGCTAGGATTTCGTCCAGTTTATCTTGTCTTACTTCAACAATGTCCTTTTGAAAGGCGTCATTGTCTATCGCCTTCCATAAACCCTCGTAAAAATCTCCATTCTCGCTCATTCCCTCATAAATGCTAAAAAACAAGTCTTCATCATCCTGTAGGAATGAAGCAATTAAAGTCCCTATTTCGTTATAATCCCATGACGTCACGGGCTTTTCTGTCCATTCCTCAATATCATTTGAGTAATGAGGGATGAATCCGTCGCGTCTCGTAAACGAGTCCTCAATGACTTTAGCGAGGTTCACATGGAGATTTCTTTTTGACTCTTTGAATAGCTTTACAATGGCGCTTAATGGCGCCGAAGCAAAAACCCTGTCTGTCTGAAAATTGTATTCTCTAGGACTCGTCATTTCCTCAAAGGACAAGGGCAAGTCAAACCCCGTCGCGTCTTTAAAATAGAGCGAAAAAGATTCCACCCATTCTTGCGCAATATGCTCTTGCCAAATCTTGTAGTTGATATTTCTTTGAAAGATTTCTTGAAAATCGTTTTCATCAAGCATTTCATGCTTTGAGAGTCTTTCCTCTTTTTGCATTTCTAACATGTATTCAATTTCACGCTCTAATACGTTATCCATTTCTGAATCAAGAATTGAGTAAAAAAAGCCGGGAAAGGGGATAGTAGTAGATAACGTCTTCATGATTGTGACTCCGTTTGTTTAAGTTAAGTTAAGCTTTGATTTCATCAGCGGAAGCATCAGCAAAGATAAAATCATATTGATGTTCAAGATTTTGTGCAGGGCTTTGGCTTGCGAATAATTCCTTAGCTTCGGCAATGGCCGCCAGTTCGTTTGCCGCTTCTATTTCGTATTCATAGGCACAAAGAGTCCTAAGATAGACTTGATATTTTTTCATGATGGCCATCCTCAATATTCGCTTATTATATTTTTATAATCGGGATCACTCTCTCCCCATATGATAAACAAATCGCCGTCTTGATATAAAAACCCCTCTTTATCGTCAAAAATGATACGGGCATTATCTAAAATTGAGTCCCATGACTCCCAATAGGATTCATTCTCCGGCCCTTGTTCTATTTGCTCCCATTGCCAAGGCGTCACTCCATGGACGAATTCGCGCTTGACTGATTCTGCGAAAAATTGGGGAATATAAACGCCTCTAGATGAATCGGCATATATGTCGGCCATTGTTTTAGACTCCGTTAGGTTAGGTTATGTTATGCTGCACGAATTTTTGGGATTGATAGGGCGGCAAAATATTTTCGCGCCTCTTTTATTGCTTCCCCTACCATAGAATAAAAATAAGGATCATGCCGAAATTCATCGAATGATTTATAACAGCATTCGCCAAGATAATCGGACGCTATTTCTTTCCCATTCCATAGGACGCGAACACGAGCAATAAACCATTCAAGGCGCCCTTCATTTATGTCTTCAAGCAAATCTTTACGCTCTTGCTCCGTCTCAAAATGCCAATCAAAATGCTCATCAGGCGCCATTTTTTCAGGCGCCACAGATAAGTCTACTGTGAAATTGGCCGTTTTGTATTCCCATATCTTTTCAAAATAAGTCATCATAAGACTCCGTTATTTTTCTGTGATTGCAACAAACGCAAGAGTCGCGCTTGCAAATACAAGGGCAAGCCCAAAGCATAGAATTGAGATTCCGAATTTTTGCTCTGGGGTTTGATCAAGGATGAATTGCACAATGGCCATTTGATTAGACTCCGTTTGTTTTAATTAATAGTTTTCTGCTTCGTCTTCAGCATATGCTGATTCAATTCTATTGCCGCTATGGACACAAAATAAAGCAGGGTGCTCGTAATTTATATCAATTCCGCTTACTATCCATTCACGAGGTAAAATCAAAGTATGCGGGGCAATGTAAGCGGCGCATATTTCGCGCCAATTTTCACGGGCTGAATCAATTGATAAAGATTCTTCATCACCCATGATAAAATATAAAGGATACCCTCCCGGCCAAGCGTATTTATCACGAATTGCTTGTTTGATTTCTTGTAATGATGGATTTCTTTTTACCATGATAGACTCCTTTAGGTCTGATTAATTGAATGATTGCACGACAGCCCTATTGCGAAATTCTCGCTTGGCGGCGCCTTTGATTTTCTCATACGAGTCGCAAGCGCATTGGTCGCGCCAATATGTCCAAAGGGCGCCCCGCATTACTGATGCGACAGCCTTGCGATATTCAGTTGGCCAATACTGACCGACGCAATAGTCTATAATGACAGCGCCCTTGTCATTGGTTGTTATTTCTAAACGTCCCGCAAAATTTCGCTTTGCCGCCTCAATAATATCATCAGCCGAAATACCCGAAGCGCGACTAACGGCGCCTAGTAATTCTTCTGCTATGTGTCGATCTTTAGTGATAGCGCGAGACTCTGCGAAATAGGCCTTGCGCCCTTCAACGTCTCTATAGTCGCTGATATAGTTTCTTGGCTCTAGCATTGGCCGCTTTGCTACGAAAGCATATAGGGCGCCAATGATTTCTTCTTTATTGATAGCTGTCATTTACGTGACTCCAGTTTGTTTGCTTAACCGAAAAAGAAAAAGAGACTAGCGGCGGCCATTAGTGGAACCCAAAGAGTAGCAGCCAATGTGAAGGCGATTAGTTCAAGGGTTTGCATTGGTGTATTCCGTTTGTTAGCGTTTGACTATCCAAAACGTATAGATGGGCTTGAACCTTGTCAAGCCTTAGTGATGATATTTTCTTAGATTAGGTTTGCTCTTTCAAAAGCCTTTAATCCTTCAAGATAGGGATCGAATTCTGTCCCTATACAAAGATTAAATAAACGATTCATATCGTAATCATATTCTTTAAGATCATCAGAATTTAATCCGACTAATGAATTTGCGCTGTTATCGGGGTGAAATCCTATACCTAATAGCTTTACCCATCTATTAACTATAGCTTCTATCTCGCGCTTAGGGCTTTCCAATTGTTCTAATATGTCCGACCATTGGTCCCCTTCAGCTATTGGACCGTCATTGTAATAGCCCGTGTTTTCGCCATTGGAATCGCCTCTCACGATTTGTATTCTTTCTCCATCAATGGAATGATCCCACAAATCTTTATCTTTTGGCGCTATCCATGCATAAAGATTTCTGCGTTTGTTATAGAAACAAGGACAGGCATCATTATGCCAAGATACGTCTTCCCATTCATCAGACAATAAAGGAATGTCGCTATCGGGGAATGACGGAAATTCTACTTTCCATTGTGGAGTATTGCTCATTTTAAATATTCCCATTCAGTAATCTTGATTGCGTTTTTAGCGTATTTCTTGCCAAGCTTTCTAAGCTCTTCGCCTAGCTTTCCATCTAACATCCATCTTGTTTGCTTAGACTGTAGAAAGTCTTTTATTTCTTCATCATTCCAGCCCTTAGCGTTTAATTCGGCGGCCATTGCATTCCACAAATCAAAGCTAGGCATATTAAACGAATACATGCCCCATTCTGATTCATTCAAAGGGCCTATATGCCCCGTGCAATCATAGGGATCATTGTATTCTGTGACATAGTGAGAGGGGGTTTTTTGCTCATACATAATCGACTCCAGTTTGTTTGTTTGACTATGCAAAACGTATATCAAGAATCACTGAACCCTGTCAAGGGCTAAGGCTACCGTTTCCAATAGCGCAAAATCTGAAATCCTAGCACAATGACAAGGGCGCCGATTTCATAGAACAATGTCGCGCTGTCCATCATGTATCATCTCTCCATGATTTTGGGTTGTCTTGTTTGGTGACTTTGTATCCTAGGCGTTCAATAGCGTCCAAATCGCTATAGGTTAGGGTTTTCTTATTTACCATTTCTGCGAATATCTTGGCTTTTTCGCAAACGGGATAAAAGAAGAAACGCCCATAAACCGACTTAGCATTAATTATGATTTCCATGATTTCCTCTTATTGTTCTGTTAAATTCCATAATGATATAAAGGCTTGAATCCATGCCCGTTGCATAGGAGTCATTTCTGCCACGTATTCATAAAGCAATTCATCAGCGGACATGGAGGGGAATCCGTTTTCTGTTAACCATTCTCCATAACATTCCGTTAAATGCTCTATCTGTGATTTTCTCATGATCGACTCCTTATTTGATTTTGTTTCCGATTGCGGCGCCAATGACTGCACCAATAGGGCCGCCAATGCAGAATCCGACAAATCCTAGAACAAACGTATTTCGGGTATTTTCTTTAGTTTTGACCATTTCGTTTCTGATATCTTGATCATTTGGCTTATTTTCTTGCTGCATGATTGACTCCTAGTTTTTTAGAATTTTGCATACTGCTAAAATTGCCCAAACGATCACAAACCCTTTGGCTAAAAAGTTAAATATTTCCATGATTGACTCCGTTTAGTTTGGGGAAGAATGGGGCATAAGCGCCCCATCATTTAGTTTGCAAGCGCCAAGAAAAGCGCAAAGGCTGATAATGAGACTAGGATTGTCATTGGCAAATGACTGTGCCGTTCACTAAAGTCGTGCATACAATTGTAGCCTTAGCAGGCGCCGCAAATGTAAAGATTGACGAAGCGGCAAGAGCAAGAGCAAGAATAAGAGCTTTCATTTTGTTGTCCTTTGTAAGTGTCTGTCAGGGCTTAATTGCCGCTGACAAGGTTCAATATAAATACATTATGTATAAATACAACAACAAAATTGATACATTGCGTATATTTAATGAATCCAGGCTAGGCTATTGAATCTGCATCGATTTTAAATTGCTCTTTGCCTTGAATCTCGTATAATAGGCGCAAATCAGACATGGGGATTAGGGCTATTTCTTTATTATTTGGGGTTTTTGGCAAATCATCAATGGAGAAGAAATCGGCGCCAAGCCAAAGCCCGAAATGAGAGGGAAAGTAGAAAAGGACAGAATACGATTTCTCTGCCATGGCGGCCATTTTGGCTATTTCTCGCAAATCCTCAATTTTAACTGGACAGGCTTTGATTTCGGGCAATGGTTTGCGGACTAATTGAACAAGGATGAAGGAAAGAAGCTTATTTGTAGCCTTGTCCTCTATTTCGTAAATTCTTAGATTGTGGGTGATTTTTCGGGCTATTCGTTTATTTGGTTGTAAGGTTAAAAGACGGGCAATAGCTGTTAGCTCTTGAGTGAATTCTTTGTCATTTTGCATAAGTGTGGGTTTATTGTATATTTCGGGCTTAGGCAATCATTTTGGGGTTTGATTGATGGATGAAGCGGCAAAGGATAGGCAAGAGTTGATTCAACTCCTTTCGGGGATATCGGATAAACTGGACGATATATCTAGTTTGCTTTCGGCATTGCCGCACAACGTAGCATACAAACAAGGGCTCCAAAGATTTCCGATAAACCCCGATAATGTAAGCTTGAAGGAATATAATTAATGCAATCCAAACGCCCTAGTCTTTTGGCATTATATCAAGCCTTATTGGACAAGGCGATTAGTGCAAACGATTTGCGGACTAGTCGCGCTGCCTTTCGGGCAATCGTCAAGTATATTAATGCAAATGGATAAGGGCTTTGAGACATGACTCCAACCCGTGAGAATATGATTAAACTAGCAAAGATTAAGATAGACTTAGATAGGCGCCTCAAGAGGCATGAGTTTTATCAATCTGAGATAGACTTGGAGTTTTTGACGGCCAATTATTTAAAGATATTTGAATCGGCATTTTCGGCTGATAATCACAAGGCAGCAATTGAATGCCTTGAAGCTTTAGAAAGACTTCATTTTCCGCCAAGCCTAAACAAACAAGTAAACAAGAGCTGATGACATGCCACCCTTACCAAATCCAAGACAAGAGCTATTTTGCCAGAACCTAGTCAAAGGCAAATCAAAGGCCGAAGCTTATAGAGATGCTGGATATTCAGATGATAGGCACCATGCTCATAGGTTGGCCACAAAAGGCAACATCATGGAAAGATATGCAGAACTGTTTGACGCGACTATTCCAGAGGTAAAATGGGATAGAGAAAACGCAAATAAACAATACACGGAGCTATTATTTAAGCTAAAACAAGCAAATAAGCTTGAAGCGGCTGGACGTATTATGGATTCAATTTCAAGAGTCAATGGTTTGATAATTACAAGACATGAGACGGGAAAAGCGGGAGAATTTGAAGGCTTAACCGACTATGAATTGCTTGAACTGATAGCAGAACCGCTAGGCGACTCTCGCGCTGATGACTCTGAATAGCGTTTAAATGGCTTTAGGAGGCCGCTGGTTCGTTTATTATAGCGCCAAGCTGGCATAGTAGCCAGGGCTATCAATCAAGGCATTGTAGGGGCGTTTCTGACGCCCTTTTATTTTGTGGTTTGTGGGTGGAGTCGGGTATAGTTGGAAATTAATACCAAGTTGGGATTAATTAATTCGGGCTGACATGGGGGTTGTAATGCTGCCAGAAATGTGACAATATAGCGCAACAATAGGGACAATATATTGTCATGGGTTTGATGCATCAGATAAAGACTAGATCGACAAAAGCGGCCAAGTCTAAGCCGCAATCCGCTCCAGTTGATATTGAGGCAGAGTCTTTACCTAAGCCCATTGCCAAGCCTTTAGGCAAACGCAAGGCAGGGCGGCCAAGGATAGAGGATAAGGACAAGACTTTAGAGTCACAAAAGCCTTGGCAAGATTTGGGCATGTCAAAGCGGACATGGTTTAGGCGCCAAAAGGAATTGAGGGAAAGATGATAGGCTATAACTATTTGCCGCAGACTATCGGGGAGCCATTGCCTAAACTAACTGGACAGCGCAAGAAAGGGCGGCCATTGGCAAAGGACAAGGGCAAGACGTTAGCGGCGCTAAAGCCTTGGTTAGCTGAAGGCATGAGTGAAAGGACATGGTATTACCGCCAAGCCAAGGACAAGGACAGCAACCCATGATATAATATAATCAATAGATCATATCCCCATATCTTTGGGGCTGGAAAATCAAGAGGCGATTTTTCCAGAGAAATCAGGCCATTCTCTAATAGAGAAAAAGAGGGGGTGCCAACCTTTTTTTATTTGAAGGGCAGGAGCTAGGAGCGCAGCGAGGACTCGCCAGCCCATATACCAATTTTTCAAATGACTGTAAACATACCATTTGAAAATCTTAATTTGAAAAGTAAAACATCAAACCAATTTTAAAAAAAAGTCGCCATAAAAATTTCCAAAATTTTCTAACTGTTTGTAAACTAAAGTTGTGTGTTGTTTATCAATGTGGTAATAAAAAATGCCGCCACCTGTTAGGGCAAGTGACGGCTTAACCTAAACCCAGTGGAGTGGGCTATGGCCAAGGAAGATCTTATAACGCATAGAGAGTTATTATCAATATTGGATTACAATGCAGAGACAGGAGTGTTTACTTGGTTAGTGGCTAAATCAAGAAGATTGCATATTGGCGATGTGGCAGGGACAATTAATAACCGTGAGTACCGTATGATAAATATAAATTTACGTTTATATTGTTCTCATAGACTTGCTTGGTTTTATGTTTATAAAGAGTGGCCCAAAAATCAAATTGATCATATAAATGGCATTAAAGACGATAACCGTATATCAAATCTGCGACTAGCAACAAATGCAGAAAATAATAGAAACAAAAAAATAACTAAAAGCAATACATCGGGATATAAAGGTGTTCATTGGAATAAGCGAAAAAATAAGTGGGATGCAAGGATAGGGTTAAATAAAAAAAGAATACGAATAGGCCGCTTTGATTGCCCAAAAAAAGCACATGAGGCATATTGCGAGGCGGCGGAAAAATTACATGGTGAATTCTCTAAAGCTGGATAGTTACTAGGATGATGCCACCTCGTGCAAAGTTGTTAAGGGCTTATAAGGCTAGGCTTGAGCTTGGTAAGAGGGATCTTCGCAGGGATTGTGAGGGGAGCTTTAGTTATTTTGTCCAGCAAGCATGGCCTGTATTAGAGCCTGCCCAGCCTTTAATGTGGGGCAAGGTAATGGAGGTTGTGTGTGATCATTTGGAGGCTGTGCGGGATAAGGAGATTACCCGACTGATTGTGAATATTCCGCCAGGATTTTCAAAATCTACAATGTTTGGTGTGATGTTTCCAGCTTGGATATTTACGACGGAGCCGACGGCGAAGATTTTATCGGTAGCGCATAACTTGGATCTGGCGCTGAGAGATAGCGTGAGATGTCGCAGGCTTATTCAGAGTGAGTGGTATCAAGATCTCTGGCCGCATGTGAAGCTGGCTGGTGATCAGAATGCCAAGGCAAAGTTTGAGATTGAGGGTAGCGGTGGATTTAGGCAGGCTCTGGCATCGGGAGCTATTACCGGTGTCCGTGCGGATCACGTTATCATCGACGATCCATTGTCAGCGACGGATGCTATGTCTGAAGCTGTGCGTAATAGTATGAAGGATTGGATTTTAGAAGCTGTTCCTACTCGATTGAATAATCCAGGTGGCGATAATCCTTCGACGATTAGTCTTATTATGCAGAGGCTCCATGAGGATGACTCAACGGGCGTCTTGCTGGATAGAAATTTAGGCTATCAGCATCTCTGCCTGCCGATGATGTATGATCCTGCACGGCATTGCCAGACGACAATTGGTGGTGATTGGCGCACGGAAGAGGGTGAGCTTTTATTCCCTGAGAGATTTCCACAAGAGGTTGTTGATCGGGATTCAGCGGCGATGGGGCCTTGGGCTACCGCTTCTCAGTTCCAGCAATCGCCAAGCCCTAGAGGGGGTGGTCTAATCCTAAGAGACTGGTGGGCAGTTTGGGACGACACGCTGGCGCAGGAACAGGGTGTAAGGGATGCTAATAAATACCCACCCATGGATTTAATTATTTGTTCAGTGGATACGGCCTATACGACTAAGCAAGAGAATGACGCCTCGGCCATATCTGTCTGGGGCATCTGGCAAAAGAGCGGTGGGCAAGCCCGTAAGATAATCTCATCCTATGCCAACGATAGCCTAGAGAGAAGCGGCAACGTCGTTGATATGTTTGGCAACCCGATTGAGGTTGTAGATGATCGGGATACCATTCCTTGCGCCATGCTTATGTATTCCAAAGAACTTAGGGTTAATATGCATGGTGAAGACCCTAAGCAAATGGAGGGGGAAAGTTTAACAGATTTTCGCCGCCGAGCCGAAAGCCAATGGGGTCTTGTCCAGCATATTGCAGATATTTGCCGAAAATATAATGTAGATGTCGTGCTGATTGAGGCCAAGGCTAACGGTATTTCGGTCGCCCAAGAAATTAAACGAATTTATAAAACGGCTAATTGGAACGTAAAATTAATTAACCCAGGGAACCAAGATAAGGTTGCAAGAGTTTATAGTGTGCAGCCCCTATTTTCAAACAACCAAATATATGCCCCAGACAAGGAATGGGCTGATAAATTAATCACGCAAGTCTCGGTTTTTCCAAGGGGAAAAAACGATGACCTTGTTGACTCCATGAGTCAGGCATTAAGGTGGTTGCGCGACCAAGGAATGTTAATGAGACCAGAAGAAATCGGAGCTAGAATATCCGAAGATATGATGAGAGGTCGAAAACAAAATAAGCCAGTTTATGATGTCTAATTGGTCCTAGCAAAATCACCAAAAAGATCTTTGGCCGCCTGACAATAAGCGGCATGTGCTTCTTCTGGCGTATCATAAGTTCCTAAGTGATAATATTTGCCCCTTCGAGTTATTGAGGCTTGATAAGGTTTGCCTTTATTCTTTTTTGTAACACCCTTATACCCAGTAGTATTAGTACAATACTTAGCAGTATTGGCCATGTTTTGAGAATTGTTAGATGCCCTTAAATTACACCACCGATTATCAATCTTATCAAGATTCTTATGATCAACCCTATCTGATGGCCATTCGCCCATCATGAGGACATATGCAACCCGATTAAGCCTAAGACATACATGGTCAATTGTTATCTGAAGATAACCAGTTGAATTGCTCAAAGTACCAGCTTGCTTACCCGAAAACCTATTATCAAACCTAGGCACACCCCTAGGCTTCCAAGTGAACAAGCCTGTTTCTGGATCATAGGAAAGCAATTGAGCTACACGCTCAGGCGTGATAGTAGATGTCTTAGTCATGGCCTACCCTTAATAGGTTAATGATTAAAAAGGCGTAGGAGGTCACGTTCCTGCGCCTTTTGCTTATATCAGACTGTAAACAAAAATCAACCAAGCCCTTGCCAAAACGCATAAAACTCGGTTAATATAAACTGAGAATAAGTGTAATTTTGGGCTTGAGAAATGCTGACGATTGAGGATCTTCATGTAAGATCCCATGAAATTAGAGACAGACTGGATCGGCTTTTTCAAGAAATGGAATCTGACGGCTATATCGTGCTGACCTATGAGAAAGCCACGGAAATTATTACGCTTTTGATGGAAGCTAAAAGTCTTAATAACAGAATTAGCTATCATTCTATACTTACGTCAGGCCCCTGTTCTGGTCCTCATTAGTGCAATAGTTGCGCTCCCCAATACATGCGCTGCCCAGCGCCAAGGATTTACCAATGGATGACCCTCGTTTTATCCGACAGCCTGAACTAGAATCCCCTGAAAAGCCCAAGGGAGAGGTTGTCGATTTAGGCGACGGAAATGATCTGGTAAAGCTAAAACCAGATGCTCTTGTGATTGATTTGCCTGATGGGTCGATCTCCATAAATTTTGGTGGCCTGGCCGATCTGCCTCCAGAGGGCGCCAATGATCACGACGCCAACCTAGCTATGTACTTGGATGAAGGTACGCTGGGCGGTATTACCGATGAGTTGCTTCGTTTAATAACTGACGATACGACACGCCAAGAACAAAGACTGCAAGACGTTGTTAAGGGAATTGATCTTTTAGGAATTAAACTTGAAGAGCCTAAATCTGAGCCGAATGAAGAAGGCATCAGCGTAATTAAGCATCCATTATTATTGGAGGCAGTATTAAGGTTTCAAGCAAATGCAAGAGGTGAATTGCTTTCCGCTGACGGCCCAGTAAAAGTTAAAAACGAAGGCGACGGAACGCAGGAATTAGATTTAGATGCTCAGCAACTTGAAAGCGATTTTAATTATTATCTCACTTCAGGTGCTCCTGAATACTATCCTGATTTTGATCGAATGCTTTTTTCGCTTGGCCATGGTGGCGAGGCATATAAGAAAGTTTACTGGCATCCGCTTAAGCGCCGTCCAGTATCTGAGACAATAGACCGAAAAGATATTATTTTATCTGATGGTGCAGTGAGTTTAGAATCCTGTGCACGTATCACGCATCGATCCAGAATGCGTCCTTCTGTTGTTAAGCAAATGCAATTGGCAGGAGCTTGGAGAGATGTCTCTCTTACAACTGGTCTGCTTATGCCAGATCTAAATGTTGTAGATCGTAAGCTAGAAGAGATTGCTGGCATACAGCCGAAGTTAAACTTAACATCAGAAGATACTGATCGTGAGATTTATGAGTGTTACTGTGAATTAGATCTCAAGGGTTATGAACACGAAGAAGACGGAGAACAGACTGGATTAGCTATTCCCTATAGAGTGACGATAGACAAGGATAGCCGACAGGTTCTGGAAATTCGCAGATGGTGGGAAGAAGGAGATCCGTCATATGTGCGAAAAGAAGTCTTTGTCGAATATGTGTTCGTCCCCGCATTTCCAGGTGTTAATCTTGGCTTACTTCATATTCTTGGAAATGCTTCAAGAGCTCTTACGGCTGCTTGGCGAATTGCTCTTGATAACGGGATGCTGGCTAATTTTCCGGGCGGCATTATGGCTCGATCAACAGGGAAACAGCAGACCACCAACATAAGAGTTGGCCCTGGTCAGATTGCGCCGATGGATGTTGATGGTGTCCCACTTAACCAAGCGTTCATGCCGCTTCCATACAGAGATGTAACTCAAGGACTATTGGGGATAATCCAAAGTGTGGATCAAGCTGCAAGACAATTAGGTGGAACTGCTGAGACTGCTGTAGGCGAGGGGCGCAATGATGCTCCAGTTGGTACAACGATTGCCCTAATTGAGCAGTCTCAGAAGGTATTGAATGCTGTTCATAAGCGGATGCACTGCGCACAACAAAAAGAATTTGCGCTTTTAAAAGAATTATTCCGCAGAGATCCCGAAGCTCTTTGGAGAAATAATAAAAATCCAAACTTTGGTAGAGATGTTCAGCGTTTAATGGCGGCTTTGGAAAATAATGATATTGTTCCCAAGGCTGATCCTAATACGGCCAGCCACACCATGAGAGTTCAAAAGGCGATAGCCGTTTATACGCTTGCTCAACAGAACCCATCTGCATTTGATCAGAAGGCGGTTTATAACAAGATCTTTAGTATGATCGGTATTGATGATGCTCAAGATCTATTCAGCAAGGCGCCTCCTGGGCCGCCTCCTGTTGATGAGACGAAACGGATGCAAGCTCAGGCAGAGATGGTTTCTGCACAGGCTAAAATACTGGATGCTTCTGTTAGAGCCCAAACAGCGCAGGCTGAGAGCGGCGTTAAGATGGCTGGCATCCAAACACAGAATATGGACGCTCTTAATAAACATAAAGCTAATAAGGCTAAGGCTACTACGGCTATGGTTGAAGCTGCTGGTAAGCTTAAACTTGAACAACTGCGCCTAAAACAGAGCGAACTTGTTCATCATGATAAGATAAAGAAGGACAGTTTATTTAAGGGCTTAGATTTACAAGCAGCCCAAAAAAATAAGCAGTCCGATATACAGCAAACTGGAATGGATATAGCGCATCAGCGTGAGAAAGCAGATATGCAAGCCGCTAAGGAAGCTAACCAAGCTGCTGCCCAGCATCTTCATGAAGTATCATTAGAAAATCAAAGGGCTAAAACTGCTCGTGAAAATGATTTCTTGTCGCTTCTTGGTGGTGAGCCTACTGAATAAAAAGCACTAATTGCTGCTTGAGGAATAAGTTATGGACGAAAATATTAAAGCAGCTCTTCGCATAGCTAGGCTTCATCGTGCCTTTGGTGGAGATGCTTACGCAGCAAATAACGTTGCTTCTGGCATGGCAGATGGCGGATCTATAAATCGTAACAACTACCAAATGGGTGGCGCACCCATGCCTCCAGCACCAAACACAATGGGTGCTCCTCAAGGCCAGCCGATGAATAATCAGCCTGGCAACCCTATGAATAGTTTTGGCCAACAGACACAAAATGGAATTAATGGAGCGCCCATGAGAGACATGGGGTATACGGCCCCTCCGCCATTTGCGACATTAGATAATAATTTACCCCCACCACAACCTGTTCAAGCTCCTGTTCCTAGTTCTTATAATCCATTTATGTCCAACACACCGCCTATGCAGATGGCTGATGGTGGTATTGTTGATGCTTTAAGATTAGCAAGAGAAAACCAAGATAGATTGCCCATGCGCCCTTATGGGCCAAGATATAATCCAGAAACAAATGAATTAAATTCAAGAGATTTAAAAGACATTGGATATTACGGCCCGATTCGTGATCGTGAAGGCGGCGTAGCCACAGAATATAGCGGCAATATAGGTAATTTTACCTACCCAACTATTCATAAAAACATGAGTGACGCAGATTTAGCTGCGACAATGATGCATGAAACATTGAATAAGCCAAAATATGAAGGCGAAGATATTATTAGTAAGAGATTAAATAAGGCTCAGCCAAAAATTCCATTCCCAGAAGATGTTGATCAAAGAGCTTATGAGGCCGCACAGCAACGTTTATCAGAAGGTAGATCTCCATATTATGAGCCTGGTAAAGATGAATACCCTAAATGGTCTCCAGAACAGCACTGGGACGAACAAGTTATTATGCCAAGGGCTGATGGTGGCGTTGCAGAAGCTCTTGAACAAACACATGGTGATCATGCTATTCCATTACATCAAGCAATAGCGCGACATGGATATTCCACTGATGGCAGCGTTGAAGGTGATGTTCAATTTGCACCTGATGAAAATGTAAAAGCTCAGGACAACACATCTGTTGACAACACTTCTGTTGCGCAGCAGGAAGATGAATCCCGTGAAAGATTCTTACATAAAGAATTAGAAGGATCTGCTCCGCAATATAATCCATCATATGATAGAGCAATAAAAGCTGCGGCCCAATATACACCACCTGGCGCTTTTGCGGACGCAGCAGGATATCTTGGTAATCCAAGTATTAAGGAAAATCTTCAGGCAGGGCGTTATGTTCCAGCTGCTTTGCAAGCTGCGGCAGTTGCTATGCCTCTTGGTTTTGCAGGACGGAAAGCTGCAACTTCAGGTTTGAAAGCTGGCGCAGAGCAACTTTATAAACTTGGCAAGTCAGATATTGTAGGTATGCCAGGATACACGGCATATAAAACGGTAGAAGACTGGGCTCCTCAAGTTATGGGGCATCAAACTTGGAATGCCGCCAAGCAATATGGTGCTCATGCAGCAGAGGCTGCTAGGCAGGCATTAGGATTTGCTGAAGGTGGGTCTGTGCAAGATCAACAACGTCCTTATGTAAATCCAAACAGGCAGACAAAAACGCCGTCATCGTCATCATCAACGATATCCACATCAACGACAACACCTAAAACATCACGCCCAATTTCCCCTGAAGAATACAATAAGGGTAATTTGAAGGGTGGCGAATATGTAATGGCTAAGGGTGGAGCCGTTGAAGATGCTTTAAGAATTGCAAATAGACAGCATTTTAGAAAAGGTGGCATGGGTTACACATTGCCACCTGGTATTGCTAATAATGCAAAAGCAATGCAAGCGTATATTAGTGAAAATATAGGAAAAATGTCTGACTTGCAGCGTCTTGAAGCACTACAGCAAGCAGAAGCAGGTAATCAAAAAACAGATCAATCTCGTGCATTGCCTGTTTTAAATGTTATGAATAGAGCCGCTGCTGGCTATAATCAATTTAAAGGTGGCAGCAAAGCCAATCCAGAAGAACTAAGCACAATTAAGGGCCAGATGATGGCCCCTAGGCAGTTCACTTCTTTTACTGGACAGACACCCAAAAATTTACAAGTTGGTGTTAATGCTATTCATAGGGTATTGAATAACCCTAATAATCCGCAAGTTAAATCATCTGCTGATTTAGTTAATCGTGTAGCTAGTGGACAGATACCAGACTTTACAAACAACTCCATGTATTATGCTACACCTGGTGGTGCTGGTAAGGGATTTGTTCAAAATTTACATCGTGATCCTAATGTAACAAATTTTGGCAGAGCTGGCGCTCACGTTTATGCTGGTGATAAAAATCTTAGTCCTGTAGCTAAAGTAAATTATCCAAATGTCCGTGATGATTTGCAGAGAGAATTAGCTGCTAACAAGCAAGCAATGGCAGCTGAAAGAACGCCACAGGCTAGTGCTTCTCCTGCAACACCAGCAGCTGCACCTACGCCATCGGCTACACCAGATCAAATGGCTAATAGGCCACAACCATTTACGCCACAACAACAGGCTCCCGTTCAAGCTCCTAATGAGACAAGCACACAAAATTTCTTAAAGGCTCAAATGGCAAATGCGCCAGAGCCTGCTCAGCAACCAGCTGCGCCTGTTATTCCTGCTCAGCCTCCTGTGGCGCCATCAGCACCTCAACAACCAGAAGGTAGTTTTGGCGTTGATTTCAAGGAATCTAAAGCAGAACAACCGCCCACAATGGGAACGCCACCAGTAGCAGAGGCACCTAAACCCCCTGAGCCTGAGCAGATGGCTGCTGCGCAAGATGAACCTATCGCTAAGCCAATGAATCCACAGGGGCCAGAAGCTCCAGAGCCAATGGCTGCACAAGCCGAAGCGCCAGAGCCAATGATGCCAGAACAGCCAGATAATATGGATATGGCAGGAGACATGGGTGGTGGTTTTGATATGGCTGCTTATGGTGGGGCGATTAAACCACATTATGAGTACAGTGATGGTGGTGAGGTTGGCAAAAGATTACAGGATCATGCGCTAAGGTTGTCTCGCAAAGGTTATGATGAAGGTGGATCTTTAGACGATTTAAATAACGGAGGATTGGGTCATTCTGTTGAGTTTGCTCAAGCTCCAGCTCGGCCAACGTTAGAACAAAAGTTTCCCCAAAAGAACGAACCTTTTGATGTTTTACCTTTAACAGAAACAAACACAGGCATTCATTTTGACCCAAAAGCAGGTTTAGCAGGCCCAATTACAAAGGGATTAAAGATCGCACATCAAGCCGCTCCATCATGGATGGGCGGGGAAGGAAAGTTTGACCCCAATAACCCAGAAGATTTTAAAGCGGTTCAAGATTTAGCAGGGACTGCTCTGGGTTCTGGCACCGTATTTAATAGGGCGCCTAAAGGCGCAATTGGCATGTTTGTTTCTGCCCATCCTAAAGACCCTCTGGTGGAGGAAGCACTGCGTTTGGCAAACAGAGGCGCAAGTCCTGCAGATGTATATGAAAGAACGGGATTGACGCAAGGTTCCACAGGTATATGGCATCACGATGTTCCAACGCATGATTTGGGGCTGACGCGAGAAGCAGAAACCAAACTTAAAAATGAAGGTAAATTTACTGGCAAATATGGAGAATTAATAGAGGCCCCTACGCTTTACGAAAAAGCGCCCGAATTAATTGAGGCCCCGGTAGAAATAAATTACAATAAAATGCGGTATCATCCCGACCTAGGGAAGAATCTTGCACAAACAGTGCCAGGTGAAAATCCAAAGATTCAAATAAACACGCACAGATTAGATAGATCATCTTCAGAATACGATCCTGCAAGACCATTTAATTTGTTAGACACGGCTGTTCATGAAGGAACGCATTACGTCGCGGACGCGAGGGGTGAGCCTGGAGGAGGGACGCCAGAATATTTTAGGGAGCGTAATTTAGCAGGGATGCTTTCCCCATATACTTATGAGTATAAAAAAACAAAAGATTCAAAATATTTGACGCCTTCAGAAAAAGAAAAAGATATTTTACCAGAAATTGTAAAAATGGAAATGGAAAGAAAAAACATACCAAATGCCAAATTTCCTGATGTTGTTAAAATATTATCCGAACAGCCCGAAGATTATATAAACTTTTTAAGATACGCTTTTAATAGAAAGAAACCTGACGATACTATTAGAAGCCCTCATGAGGCATATAAAAGATTAGAGAATGAGGCTTTTGCACGTTCAGGAGAGCAACGAAGAACGTTTACTCCATCCCAAATAAGGCAAACACTTCCGCAAGAAACTTTTGCTCAGACGGAAGGAGAGGTTCCTTGGAACGAACTTTATCCGCAATTCGGGAATTGGTGGAAAAACCGTGAATAAAATCCAAAACCTGCTCTTCTTTGCTGGGGCTGTCAAAAGCGCCAGGGCCGTCACACATGGTATCGGCTTCTGCTGGCGGGAGCACGGATCGGATAAGTTCAATTCTTTCAGCTTCTGTAAGTTCCATGAGCTACTTATAATTAACCAAATAGAAAAAGACAAGGAAGTATAGTAATGGCTAAATCACCCGCTTGGCAAAGAGCTGAAGGTAAAAATAAAAACGGCGGCTTGAATGCCAAAGGCCGTGCATCTGCCAAGGCTGAAGGCCATGATTTAAAACCACCACAACCAGAAGGTGGTTCGCGCAGAGACTCATTCTGTGCCCGGATGTCTGGGATGAAGAAGAAATTAACCTCTAAAAAAACCGCGAATGATCCAGATAGTCGCATTAATAAATCTCTTCGCGCATGGAATTGTGCTGATGGCGGCGCGATTGAGGAAGAAATAATTGAAATTAAGAAGCCAAAAAAAGAAAGTACTCGTGTTGAAGGCATGGAAGCTCATAGCCGCTTAGACAGAGCGCCACGAAGTAAAAAATCTGGTGGTGAAGTTTGGGATAAACCTCGTCCTAAAGATTTAGGCAAACCCCATCATCTGTCGGATAGCCAAAAATCCAGTGCAAAAGCTGCTGCTAAAGCTGCTGGTCGCCCTTATCCAAATTTAATTGACAACATGAGAGCCGCAAAAAAGAAATAATGAGTAATTTTAAGATAAATTAATCACTTGACATGCTTAAAGTTGATACTTTTCGACTTTTTGTGTAGAATAAATTGAGTTTTAGTCAATTTTTGACACTTCTGCCCTACGCTAGGGCGGTTTCACCCCTTAAGTTGGCCGCTTAAGGTCAAAAATCCTATTGAAAGCTTCATTAGGTGCCACAAATTCCTAGGAAAAACGACTATGGCACATGAATACGCAAAACAAGCGAAAGATTCGCATGATAGAAAGCTTAAAAGCTACGGAGCGAAGACATCTTCAAGCGTAGACGGCACTAATGAAGACGGCGATGCTACGAATTTCGCTGGATTCCGTGCATTAAACACAAATAAACAGGCAGGAATGTCGCCTTTGAACAAAAAAGGCTCCATGTCTGAGGAAACCAACCCACGCATCATGCGTAAGAAGGGTGGACGTGTCGCTGGCGCTGATAGTTTAAAGCGTTTAGACAAGGCTCCTCGTAAAGGTAAGGCAGCTGGTGGTGGTTTGCAGGGAACAGGTCAACGTATTGGCCCAATTCCTAGTGCTGACACACAGCAAATGGATTTTGACCCGACGACACGGGTAAAACCAGGGCAAATGGCGCCTGGAACAATGCGCAAGAAGGGCGGCAAAGTGATGCGTGGCCAGCAGGATTACGAATCCCGCAGCCATGAGAGCCAAGGCGCTCAACATCTTCGTCCTTATGAAGGTCACAAGAAAGGTGGCCGCATAAAGAAATCTGGCGGTGGTGGTTTTGAAGACATCCTTGGCAGCATTGGAAATGCGTTATTCGGTGAGGACGAAGCCTCAGCTGCTGAAGCTCCTGCTCGTCGCGCTGCTCCTATGGGTCGTCGTGCTGCAGCTCATCCAGTGGTTCGTCACCGTGTTACGGAGGTTGAGCGTCCTGTAGATGTTCCATTGCCTCCAAGTCGCCCATCTGATTTGGGCGTTGTTTCTGCTGGTGCGCCTGCTCCTATTTCTGATGCAGATGCTACTGCTAACTTCTATCGTTCGCAGGGTATTGGTCAAAGGGCAGCCCCTGAAGCGTCGACAGACTTCTTGACTCAACAGCTTTACCGTAAACGTGGTGGCAAGGTTAGCCACGAAGGCCATATGAACAAGGGTGAGAAATACGGTGCTGCTCGTACGTCTGGTGAGACAAAAGGCGAACTTGATTCCGCAATGAGAGCTTTGAAGTATGGCAATAAAGCCAAGGCTGAAAAAGAACTTGGTCGCGCTCAAGGCCATACACGCAAGACTGAATATTACACAGGTCGTGCATCTGGTGGTAAGTCAGAGCATCCTGATGAGGCTCAAGATAAAGCTCTCATCCGCAAGATGGTCAAAGCTAAAGACCTAAAGATGAAGGATGGTGGCCGTGCTCATCGTGCCTCCGGCGGCGGTGCTTTTGATGATTACATGGGCGATGAAGGTTCTGCTCCTAAGTCAAGCGGCAAATCTGGCAAGGGCAAAACCACAGTCAATATCATGATTGGTCAGCCACAACAGCAGGGCATTAATCCAATGGCTTTGGCTGCTTTGGCTGATATGGCTGGCGGCCCACAAGGTGGCCCTCCACAACAGTTGCCACCCCCTGGTGCAATGCCACCTCCAGGTGCAGGTGCTCCACCCCCACAAATGATGGCTCCTCCTCCATCTGCTCCTCCTGGCCCACCTCCTGGTGGCCCTCCTATGCCTAGAGCGAGAGGCGGTCGTGCTGAAGAAGTGCAGGTTAAATATCGTAAACCTGGACGGAAAGACGATTACCCCGCCATGGATTTCGGAAGCGGTGGTGGTTTTGGCAGACGCCAAAAAATCAATAGTTATGGGACAAAGGGTCCAAACAGCAAAGATAACTACTAAAATTGGTCGGGTGACGGCAGTTGTTGTGAGCAGCTGCCGTCCCCTAAACAAAACCAAGGGGGCTTGGCTATGTCTAAATGGACGAATATCACACAAGAATACTTATTCTCAATATTAGATTACGATAAAAATACAGGATTTTTTACTTGGAAACATCGCAATAATGTTGGTTCTGCTTGGAATACAAGGTACGCTTATAAAATTGCAGGAGGTTTAAATCCTACGGACGGATACTGGTATATTGCAATTAATAAAAAGTTACATTCTGCCCATAGATTGGCTTGGATTTATTGTTATGGTGATAATCCAAAAGAACATTTAGATCATATAAATCTTGATAAAAAAGATAATAAAATTGAAAATCTCAGAATAGCATCAGTGATAAATAATTCTTGGAATATTGGAAAAAAAACAAATAATAAATTAGGTCTAAAGGGTGTTAGTCGTCATTCTTATGGACATAAGTGGCAAGTATTTATTGTTGTAAACAAAGAAAGGAATTATCTAGGTCTGTATGATTGTCCTGCCGCAGCCTCATTTGCATACCAGATCGCTTCTGATATACATTTTGGTGAGTTTGCGAGGGCATTTTAATGAATTTAGATTTAAGGCTTTTTTTAGAAATTGAAAAAATATTAACTGAACTACAGGAGCAATTAGCTGCTGAGTTAATCCTTGGTAAGGCACAAAGTTTCGACGACTACCGTTTTCGCGTAGGTCGTATGAAAGGCGTATCAGATGCTCTGAACGCTGCACGAGAGGCCAATAAGCGCATTATTGGCGTAGATGAAGAAAGAAGATAGCTATGCCAGCTATGGAAATGAATCATGATGAAGTTGATCCAAAACAAGCGATTTTGGACAAGGTAGGAAGTTTGGATGAAGTAGAGGTATTTGGTAGCGATGTGCTTGTCGCTCTTTATATTCCTCCAACAAAAACTCGCTCTGGAATTATCCTATCAGATACAACAAGAGACGAGTCAAAGTGGCAAGGTAAAGTAGCTTTAGTCCTAAAGCTTGGGAATACAGCTTATATCGACGATGAAGGTAATAAATTCCGCGACATCGAACCTGGCCAATGGGTTGTTTTGAGGCCGTCCGATGGTTGGCCATTTCAATTAAATACAATGAAATCCAGAATATCAAAAGATAATGTTGTCGATTGCCGAGTGGTAACAGACATAAACATTCGCGCCAGGGTAAGCCATCCTGACCTCGTATATTAATGGAGCGCTTCCATGTCTGATGAAGAATATAAAGAAAAATCGGTAGAAGTAATTTTACCAGAAGAAACAGTTGCAGAAGTTGATTTAGATTCAAATGAACCAAAAGTTTCTGAATCTAAAGCCCATGTTCAAGAAGTTAGGGCTGAAGAAGATCTAGCTGTAGAGCCTGATCGTCCTAAAAAGCCAGTAATTGATGAGCGTGAAAAAGCTTTAAAAGAACTTAAGGCTCAGTATGAACATCAAAAGAGAGTTGCTGAAGCAGAGCGTGAGGCCAGAAAGCAGGCTGAACTTTATGCTCGTCAGCAAGCACAGCAGGTTCACCACGCAAAGAATGAGGTTCAGGATGGTAATCTCAAGATTATTCTGAATGCTATTGATGCGACGGAGCAGGCTGCGGCAAGTGCTGAAAGAGATTATGCAACGGCTATGTCTGCTGGTGATTACGCTATGGCGGCTAAAGCTCAGCGCATCATGGCCCAAGCTGAAAGCCATTTGCTACAATTGCAGAATGGCAAACAACGTCTTGAGGAAACATTACAACAGCCTACTGAGGGTTCCGTTCAAGAGCCAGAAATTCCTAGCTTTGAGCCAAGAATTCAGCATGACCCCGTTGAAATGTATGCCTCAAAGTTAGCTCCAAAAAGTGCCCAATGGCTGCGTGAGCATCCAGATGCGGTAAATAAGATTGGGAAGCTGACAAGAGCACATGCGGATGCTGTTGAGGATGGTATTGCGCCAGAATCTCCAGATTATTTCCGATATATCGAAAGTCGTCTTGGATATAGCAGTAATGAGGTTGATGATTCAGAGGATTATGTAGAAGAGCAGCCAGTTCGTCAGGTTAAACAGGCGCAATCGTTAAAAAAGCCAGCGGCTTCAGCTCCTGTTACATCATCGGCTAGTGCTGCAACGCCACGGCAATCCAGCACAAATTCTATGGTTTTGAGTGCTGATGAAGTTGAGATGGCACTTTTAGCGGAACCATCACTAAGCCGTGACAAGGCAATTGAATCATATGCCAGAAACAAAGCGTACCTTATTAAACAAGGGAAGCTTTCTGCTTAGCGATTAGGTAAGCTTCATGGGCTTTTTCTGGAGTATCAAAATACCCAAGATGAATACGTTTTCTGTCTTTAACAAAACAGGATCTGTATCTTTTGGTATTTTTGACAAATGTTACTCCAGTAAAGCCTGTTTTGCTTCTTTTACTTACATTTGCGTTGTGACCATTCTTAGACTTATTGGAATCACGCAAATTAACAATACGATTGTCCGATTTTTTTCGGTTGATATGATCAACCAAACCATTCGGCCAATCACAGTAAAAGTATAGCCAAGCTAACCTATGAGCGAAATAAAGGGTTCCGTCGATGCTAAACTTCAAATATCCATTCTTATCAGAATGCTTTGAACCTAATGGCTTCGAATTTATGCCCCTATCAATTCTGGTAAAAATTCCAGTATCTGGGTTGTAGTGAACAACTTCTTTTAACCGTTTTTGGGTAAGTGTTGGCATTATGTAGTCTCCTAAGACTTCCATACACCAAAATAGGGACATGCACAATGACAAATGAAGCAAATATAGATTTAAGAACTAGAGAAGGTAAGGCATTAAAATTAGCGCAAGCTGAAGAAAATGCCCCAATTTCTAGTAAATCTGCCGTTGGTAAAGAATCCTCTGAACAATCAAGAGCTAGGGCAGAGGCTAGAATCCGTGAAATACGTGGCAATCCTGACTTAGCAAATGGCACAGAGAGAGATAAATATTGGGCACCACCACCGCCAGATGGATTTGATTATCAGTGGAAATTAAAGTCCGTTTTGAATCAAGACGACATTGATCGTATTCGGCAGAATGAAATGAATGGCTGGGAGCCAGTTCCGCTGAGCCGTCATCCAGAATTAATGCCAAGAGGCTGGAAGGGTGATACGATTGAGGTCGGCGGCCTTGTTTTGATGGAGCGCCCAATGATGTTCACGCAAGAGGCTCGTGAAGAAGAGCGTCGTTTGGCTAAGGAAGCGGTTTGGACAAAAGAAAATCAAATGAGAGAGGGCAGGCAAGGTGACTTGGGCCCTCGAAATGTTAATCGGTTTAGCAAGTCGCATAGCCGAATTGATGTGCCAAGCGAATGATATATTTAAGGGGAGGGCTAGTCCCTCCCTTTTACATAATGCCTAAGTTGACAAAGTAACTTTAGACTCGTAAAATGTAACCTGCCAATTTGTATAAAATTATTGGCGAAAGCCGTTAGTGCATTTTCGTGCATTGCGTGTGTTTAGGCGTCTAATTACTCGCGCTGAGTTTTAGGACGTTAAGCTATCGCTCTTAGTTTGGTAGAACTCTGCCAAACGTTCGGACAGAGTTCCGAAATATATCAGCAACCCACGCTGGGTAGCTTCAAAATCTCCCGTCTGTTTCTGCGGTGCGCTACCGTAGCTAACGACATTCTCTTCTAAAAAAGGAGAAAGCCGTGGCTAACAATCTCGCGCCATTTGGTTTTCGTCCGTCGAATACGTCGAACGGCCCAGTGAACTGGCGCATTTCGACTCGCCGGATTTCAAAAAACAACGCGACACCAATCTTCAAGGGCGACGTTACTGTTCCTGTAGTTGGCGCTGCAAACGGATATATTACACAGGGCGCTACAGCAGACTTTGCTGCTCCTGGCACACCTTGCTCTGGTATTTTCTGGGGCTGTCAGTATCTTTCGGTTTCTCAGAAACGAACGGTATGGAACCAGTATTGGCCCGGCAGTGACTCTCAGGAAGATGTTATTGCATACGTGATCGATGATCCGAATGCACGTTTCATCGTCCAAGCAGACTCAACTGCTTTCAACATCACTGGCACACCAACGGAGTTCTTGACATCTCCAGTTGGTCAGCTTGCTAACTTCAGCGATCTTGGCGGCAATACAAATACTCAGCAGTCAGGAATGGTCATTTCGACACTGGGTTCGACAGCAACCTTCCCGTTCATTGTAACGGATTTGGTTCTTGCGCCTCCTGGATCAAACGGAACAGACCCTACTTCAATCTATAACTGGGTTGAAGTTGGATTCAACAACGAGTGGCTACGCGGCAACGCTGGCGTCACTGGCATCGTTTAAGGAGCATTAGCAAATGGCAGTTAATCTTTCAGCCATCCGCGACCTGCTTCTTCCAGGTCTGCGTGGCGTTGAGGGTAAATACCCTCAGATCCCTTCACAGTGGGACAAAGTGTTTGAAAAAGCCAAATCAAACATGGCTTTGGAGCGCACAGCTGAAATGCGTTATCTCGGTCTTGCAGCTATCAAGACTGAAGGCGGCGCAGTAAGCTTCGACAACAATGCGAGTGAGCGTTACGTCTACAACCAAGAGCATTATGAGATCGGTCTCGGCTACGCGATCACTCGTAAGGCAATCGACGACAACCTCTACAAGACACAGTTTACACCTACGAACCTCGGCCTGATTGAATCTTTCGGTCAGACAAAGGAAATCTACGGTGCAAACCTGTTGAACACGGCGCAGACATATAATGCTGCAGTCGGTGGTGACGGTCAGCCTCTCTGTTCGCTGAACCATCCTATCGATGGTGGTGTTATTCCTAACACGCCTATCGTTCAGGTTGACCTCAATGAGTCATCATTGCTGAACGCAATGGTTTCGATCCGTCAGAACTTCAAAGACATCGCTGGTCTGAAGATGTTCGCTCGCGGTCGCAAGCTGATCGTTCCGCCGTCACTTGAGCCTGTTGCAATCCGTCTTACAAAGACTGAATTGCGCCCAGGAACAGCAGACAACGACGTCAACGCGATCCATACGACCGCTGGTGGCCTTCCAGAAGGCTACATGGTCATGGACTTCTTGACCTCGAACTATGCTTGGTTCCTCTTGACAAATATAAAAGGGCTTGTATATATGGAACGAGTCCCTTATGAAATGGATCTCCAGGTTGACTTCACAACTGATAACCTCCTTGTGAAAGGATACGAGCGCTATTCGTTTGGGTACTATAACTGGCGCTCAATTTTTGGATCGTTCCCAACACACTAAAATCAATGACTTACAGTTTAGAACTGTATATCATTGACATGATTATTTCCTTCGGAGTATGGTTTGTCCATGGGGCAAATCAACCCGAAGGAGAGATAAATGAAAGGTAGAGTTTCTGTTCCAAATATTTCACACGAACGTGTCAGAGAAGTATTAGATTACAATCCTTCTACAGGACAATTCGTATGGAAGATTTGCATTGCTCGAAACATTAAAGCTGGCGATGTCGCTGGCTGCGTGTCTAAGGGTAGTGGTTATCAATACATCACAATTGATGGTGTTGAGGTAACGGCGTCTCGTTTAGCTTTGTTCTTTATGGATGGTGAGTGGCCTCGGACAAAAGTTCAATTTATTGACGGCGATAAAACAAACTGTCGTTATACTAATTTAACTGTATCCAAGACTGCTTATGGTAACTTTGATTGGCAGACCAAAGAAGGTCGAACCGCTTATCAACGGGCTTATCGAGCTACCAATCCAATTAATAAAGAACAAAATCGGTTGAGGGCAAACCGCTGGAATGCCGAAAACCGTGAACGTGCTAGGGAAATATCTAATCGCAGCAAAAAAAAGCAGCGAGAGGCTAATCCCGAAAAGTTCGCTGAGCAAAACAAAACGTGGCGTTCAAAAAACGTTGAGAAGCTCCGCTTATATGAAATTAAAAGGAAGTTTGATCTTTCCTTGGAGGAATATGAAGAACTTCTGTGCAAGCAGAACGGAGCATGTGCAATCTGCGAATGTCCAGAAACAGCCACTCGCGGTGGAGTTGTTAGGAAATTAGCAGTTGATCACTGTCATGATACTGGAAAAGTTCGTGGTTTACTTTGTTCTAATTGCAATACGGGTATTGGTAAGTTGAAGGATAGAGCAAGTCTTGTTCTGAAAGCTTACAAATACCTAGAGAAACACTCCGCAGATACGTCTGCAGAGCATCCGGGCTCCCTAGCCCCACAAACTGGCCCGGCAGACACTGCACGGATTGTGGGACGAAACCTCGTGCAGGAGGAAGGAACGTAAAATGGGTTATACGACTTTCACTGGTCCTATTAGGGCTGGTAACATCCTAAACACATCGGGCAATACGCCTGGTGTAGACGTTGGTAACGTCGGTCAGGTTGTGATGGCGCAATCTGTTGCGGTTGCTGAAGACTCAAACGTTTTCACAACGGCCAGCATTCCTGCTTACAGCCAGATCCTTAGCATTGAGCTTCGTGCTACTGTTGCTTTTACCAGTTCGGTGAGTATCGGCAATACATATGATGGCACGACTGTTAACAGTGCCACATATTTTACAAATGCCACAGCCGCTGCTGCTGGTATAACGACCTTTTCAACATCAACACCACTGCAGAATGGTAACTGGTTAAACATCGGTTATCCTGACAGTCAGATTGTTGTTGCTGGCGGCACAGCTAGTGGCCCAGGTCGCGGCATTCTCACGATCACATACTTACAAGGCCCCAACGGCAACACCTAATTATTTTAATGCAGAAGGAATATGCAAATGAAGGGTAGATCAGCTCGTGCCTCTGGTGGCAAAACAGTTGAAGAAGGCGTTAAAGTAACCGACTCCGACAAGGGAGCTTCTTGGTATTCTGGCGATACTTCTAATGTAAAGAAAGAAGCCGAAGAGCCAACAGGTTTCAAAAAAGGCGGCAAGGTAGCCAAGAAGCAGGGCTATTATGATCGCGGTCATGAAGCTGGCGGTATGCATGAATTCGAAAAACTTTCTAAAGAAAAGAAAGTTAAGAAAAAGGACGGCGGCTGCGCCATGGGCGACAAGAGCAAAGATCGTCTTGATCGTGCAAAACGTGCTTCTGGCGGCGCTATTTCTGGCTCACGCAATCCTTTTGCGATGGCAGAGAAAACGTCAGAGCGCCCAGGATTCAAAGGAAAAACGGACATCAACGACTGAGTTGATAAAAAGAGGGGCTGACAATAAATCAGCCCCTTGGTCCTTTCGGACAGTGCTGGGCATTTTTTGAATGGATTGCAGGCGGCAAGCGGCCCAAGCACACCGATAGCAATATCGTAATTATACAGGATGTCAAATGGCAAAGAATTGGATCGCCTCCGCAACTGAAAACAAAGGCGGTCTACATCGCTCTTTAGGTGTTCCAGAGGGCGAAAAGATTTCAGCTAAGAAATTAGCTTCAGCAAAGCATTCTGACGATCCAAAGATCGCAAAACAGGCAAATTTAGCTGCTACGCTTAAGAAATTGCACAAGCGGCATGGCGGAGACGTTTAAAGATGACACCTCATGTTGTTTTTACTGAAAATGCTGATGGTTTAGGCGTTCAAATATCCGAATGGATACAAATGGACGCTTGGTGTCCTGGCCCTGTAGCAATGCAAGTCAATATTTATCAAAATCCAATAGATCCACCAGTTGTTTTTACGGTTCAATCAACGCTTGATGACCCGAATGATCCAGCAAGTCCTGTTCCTCCTTATGCTGTAAGTTGGTTTAATTGCGGTGACGTTAATTTTGTGAATGCAAGCGCTCCTGCGCAGACATATTACATGGCAGCGCCTCGATATATTCGCTTAGTTCAGACAGCGGGTAAGGGTATCGCTCAGTTAACAGTTTGTCAGAACGGTTCAACGCCTTACTAAGGATATATTCAATGGCTTCAGCATATCGTCCTTGGTCGCCGAGCACTGGCCCTGGGTTTTTCAACGGAAATATCCCGCAATATAATACTTTTCAGGCCAATGGCATTGGAACGCCCAATGGGACTGGATTTAATTCCAATCTTGGCCCGAATAACACACCAAATCCTGGTCCTCCAGCTTCTCCAACAGAAGCAGGCATTCTTTTAGAGCCTTCGCTGAACGAATTCATTGCGTTGGAGGTCGGTTCAGGTGGTCCAGCATTCCATCTGCAAGTGGAATAGACTTTTAATCTTTTTTACTTTTTACGTTTGGGGCAGTTTCAATGGCAATTAACAACAAAAACCTTGGTAGCATCTCAGGAAGCCCAACGGTTGATAATTTGAATCAGCCATCTGTGCCTCCTATTGAGAATTCTCCGAGTTTATTTTCTGTTCCTACTGTTCCTGCTGCAGGCTGGCATGTCAGTTTAACCGATCCAATTATGTATGGGATCGTTACGATTAATGGTTCACCGTGGACTCCTGCGGTAAGCCCTGGTCTTGCAAATACTGTTCTTACTACGGATGGAAGCGGAAGTGTCGCGTGGCTCCCAGCGGTTCAATCGCTTGACTTTGGAACAACTGGCCTCCTTCCGACACCGGCTGCAACGGGTAATATCTCTGTTTCGGGTGTTCTTAATCTTGCAAATGGTGGTACTGGGCTTAACTCTGTTGGCGTTTCTGGGACTGCATTAGTCTCTAATGGCACGACAATTTCGTATTCATACCCTGCTCGTGCGAATAATTTATCTGGTGGCGATCCAAACGGGATTCCTTATCAGACGGCAGCGAATGCAACATCTTTTGTTACTGCTGGCGTAACGGGACAGATTCTGAAGGCAAATACTGGCGCTGCCCCGACATGGGGCGCAGGCACAGCGACGATTGGCACGACGCCAATTACACTTGGCACGACGATATCATCGCTTGAGAACCTTACAACAGTTTCGCTGACGCAAGATCCGATTGATGGTCATGATGCAGCAACCAAGAGTTACGTTGATAGCCGAACGGGCGCATTGCGTAACTTGGGCAATGCCAAAGTTGCTACAACGGCAAACATTACACGCAATGGCCCACAGACGATTGACACCATTCCTGTGGTGGCTGGGGATATTGTTCTTGTTCGTGCGCAGGAAACCGCTTCTCAAAACGGTTTGTATGTCGTTCAGGCGGGAGCTTGGACATATCCAACGTATGCAAATACGTGGGCTGATTATGTAAATGGTCTTGTGTTTGTTCTGCAAGGTTCGCAGTATGGCAATACAAGCTGGACACAGACAGAAGGCCCTGGTGGAACGCTTGGCGTAACGGATCAAAGCTGGGCTCAGATTTCTGCCGCTCTTGATTATACGCCTGGTGTTGGCATTTCGATTGCTGGTTCGCTGATTTCAAATACGGGTGTTCTTTCATTTAGTGGCGGAACGACGGGTTTAGCGCCATCAGTTGCAACGACTGGCGCAATTACGCTTTCTGGAACACTTGCTCCTTCAAACGGCGGCACGGGTATTACGTCATTAGGAACTGGCGTTCAGACGGCATTGGGGACTGCACCAAATACTGCAAATGGCTTTGTTACATTTAGCGGTGCTTTAGGAACACCTAGTTCTGGCATTTTGACGAATGCCACGGGGCTTCCGCTTACGACTGGCGTTACAGGGGTTCTTCCGATTGCTAATGGCGGAACGGGTAACAACAACGCAAATGATGCGCTTAATGCGCTTCTTCCAGTTCAGACAGGTAATCCCGGCCACTTCTTAATGACGAATGGTTCCAATACGTCTTGGGAACAAAACCCATATGGAACGGTTACGAGCGTTGGTTTTTCAACAGGAACGACTGGGTTTTCGGTTACATCTGACACAACAAATCCGATTACGACGAGCGGAACATTTACGCTTTCTGGCACACTTGCTCCATCAAATGGTGGAACTGGCATAACATCGCTTGGAACAGGCGTTGATACAGCGCTCGGTATTAGTGTCGGAACCGCTGGTAGTTTCGTTGTAAATGGTGGTGTTCTCGGAACTCCGTCTAGCGGAACATTGTCCAGCTGCACAGGACTCTCTCTTACGACAGGCGTGACTGGAACTCTTCCAGTAGCTAACGGCGGAACGGGGATAACATCGCTTGGAACAGGCGTTCAGACGGCGCTCGGTAATGCGACAAATGCTGCTAATGGGTTTGTAACTTTCTCTGGTGCTCTTGGCACTCCAGTGTCTGGCAATTTCTCAACAGGCACATTTACTTGGCCGACGTTTAATCAGAATACAACAGGTACGGCGGACAATGTGACGGGCATTGTCGCTGCGGCGAATGGCGGAACGGGTCAGTCTTCTTATACGGCTGGTGACTTGCTTTATGCTTCTGGCACAACGGCAATTTCAAAATTACCGATTGGCTTGACGAATTACTTCTTAAAGTCAGTAGGCGGCGTTCCTGTTTGGGCTGCTGGACCTACTGGTTACGCAGATGCAATAGCACCGCGAAATACAGCTTATGGCTCTGGCGCAGGAAATGTCCCGCCTTCTGGCACGGACAATGTGTTTGTTGGGTATAATGCTGGGTTACTGGTGACTAGTGGTGCCAATTTGGTGCTTATTGGCTCTGGTGCAGGTGACGCAATTACGAGTGGCGGCTCAAGTGCGATTGCTATTGGTAAAGATGCACTAGGTGTTGCAACCACAGGCAGCGCAAATAACATCGCTATTGGCGCTAGTGCGATTGGCTCTGCAGCAGGCGGCTCAAATAACGTCGCAATCGGCGGTAACGCGGGTCAGCCAATTACCAGTGGAACTCAGAATACATTAGTTGGTGGTGCTTCTGGTGGAGCATTAACAACGGGCAGTGATAACGTCGCTATAGGCTACCAGACATTAGACGCCTGCAATACGGGCGCTCAGAATACTGCTGTTGGCAAAAGCGCTCTCGGCGCTTCTACTACAGCCAGCAATAACGTAGCTGTTGGCTATAATGCAGGTTTGGCGCTGACTACTGGCGACTTTAATACTGTTGTTGGTTCAAATGCATTTGCGGCAGCAGGCAGCTTCTCGTCCAATACTGCAGTAGGCCATGAAGCGATGACGCTTGGTGGTTCGCAGTTCAATACGGCAGTTGGCCGTCAATCAATGGCTGGCGCTGCTGGCGGCGTTGGAAATACGGCAGTTGGCTATCAGGCTGGTTATCGTTTCTCTGGTAACTATAATACCGCAGTTGGTTATGGTGCAGGACAGACAGCTGGAAATACTTATCTAACAGCGGTTGGCTATAACGCAGCAGCTTATAATACGGCTGGTAGCGGAACATTTGTTGGCGCTAATGCGGGTATTAATCTTACATCAGGCGTTGGAAATACCGCTCTTGGTTATAATGCCTTAAATGGTGGTGGCGGATCTACTGCAGCTAACAACACAGCTGTCGGCAACAGTGCTCTGTTAAGCGTATCAAATGCTGCTCGAAATACGGGTGTTGGCGTCAATGCTGGAACATTAGTTTCAACAGGAACAAACAACACAGTTCTTGGTTATAACGCTGGCAGCACGATCACGACAGGTGCCAATAATACTTTAATTGGAACTTATACTGGAACGGCAGCGCTTTCTGGCGTTTGCGCTCTTTCTGACGGCGCTGGCAACATTCGTCTTTATACGAATAGTTCGGGCGCTGTTTCGGTTGACGGAACTAATTTCGGAACCACAGGCCAAGTCCTAACATCGAATGGTTCTGGTGCGGCTCCAACGTGGCAGGGAACTGCCATGCAGACGGCATCGGCAACCACCACCTCAACTGCGCTTACAACAATCGCAACAATTGCAATTGGTTCTGGTATTTCTGTGAGCGGGTTTTTCTCTGCTGCCTGTGCAACAGATGGTAAGTATTACAGCTACCAAGTAAGTTTTGTTGCAACTAGCTCAACTGTTAACCAAAGCGCAATCGGAAGCGTTGCTAGAATTGGCGGCTCTCCTGATGCTTCGGCTGTTTCCGCCACGATTAGCGGCTCTAATCTTTTGATACAAGTCACAGCAAACAGCGCCAGTTCAACAAAATCGACGTATGTTTATAACGTGGTTAATTTTTAATGGACAATAACAAAGGCACAGGCAGGCTTTCTGGAAGCCCTACAGTGGATGCACTGGGGAACAGAAGCATTGCTGCGTCCTATTCTATGATAGGCGCTGCGCCTTTGTTATTGAATTCTATTCCTGGTTATCCAGATGCTGGCTGGCATGTTACTCTGACAGACCCAATTATTTGGGGAAGCATCACTTTAAACGGTATTGTTTATAATTTCCCAACGGCTGCGGGGAATATTGGTGATGTATTAACTGTTACTGGGCTTGGGACGACGGCTTGGGAACCAGCTGTTCACACACTTAATTTTGGAACAACTGGCCTTACACCTACGACGGCTTCAAGTAATAATATTACGGTTGGTGGTATTTTAAATATTGCAAATGGCGGCACGGGCGCGACAACGGCGACTGCGGCAATAAATGCGTTGATGCCAAGTCAGTCTGGACAGAACGGAAGGTTTTTAACCACAGACGGTTCTGCTATTTCTTGGGCTGCAAACCCTCTTGGAACCGTAACATCGGTTAATGTTTTAGGTGGGTCAACGGGGCTTACTACAAGCGGTGGGCCTGTTACAACAGCTGGTGTTATAACTCTTGGCGGTTTGTTAAATGTCGCTTCTGGCGGCACTGGCCTGACAGCTGTTGGTCCGAATGGCACAACAATTGTTTCAAACGGAACAACTTTATCCTATAGCTACCCAAATCAAGCCACGAACCTTTCTGGCGGCAATCCTTGGAATGTTGTTTATCAGTCAGCGACCAACGCTACAGCATTTGTTCCTGCTGGTATTACAGGCCAAGTTCTTTCAGCTAATACTGGCGCTGCTCCTTCTTGGGGATCTGGAACTGTAACAATTGGCACGACGCCAATTACGCTTGGATCGACGGCTTTATCACTTGCGGGGGTTACTGCGGTAACTCTTACGCAAGATCCATCAAGTGCTCTTGATGCGGCGACAAGACAGTATGTAGATTCAAGAACAGGATCTCTTAATAACTTAGGAAGTGTTGTTGCTGCGACTACGGGCAACATTTCTCTTTCTGGATTGCAGGTAATTGACGGTGTTAACGTCGTTGCAGGCAATTCCGTTTTAGTTAAAAACCAAACTCTTGCTCAGCAAGATGGTGTTTACATCGCATCTGCTGGTGCGTGGTCATATGCGACTTATGCCAATACATGGTCTGATTATGTTGGCGCTTTAGTATTTGTCGCGGGTGGATCGCAATCTGGTTCTTCGTGGACGCAGACGGTAGGCCCAGGCGGCACGATTACCGTCACCCCAATGAGTTGGGCGCAGATTGGTGCTGCGATTGCTTATACTGGCGGCGCTGGAATTAATGTTACTGGCGGCACAATTAGCAATACGGGCGTCTTGTCGTGGTCTGGTGGAACGACTGGTTTAACGCCTTCGATTGCAACAACTGGTGCAATTACGCTTGGTGGGACGCTTCAGATTGCGAATGGTGGAACTGGCCTTACAGCATTAGGAACAGGCGTTCAGACTGCACTTGGAAATAATGTCAACGGTGCAAGCGGCTTAGTTACTTTTTCTGGCAATCTTGGAACGCCGACAGCTGGTGTTTTGACTTTTGCAACTGGCTTGCCGCTGACAACTGGCGTTACAGGGACGCTGCCGATTGCTAATGGTGGCACTGGTCAGATAACTGCTAATGCTGCATTTAATGCTCTTGCGCCTTCTCAAACCACTGCTAACGGACAGTTTTTAACGTCTAACGGAACGAACACAAGTTGGGCATCTCTTCCAGCTACATCTATTACTGTCAATTCTACTGCTATTGTTGGTGGGTCAAATCGTAGTATAGTATTTGATAATGCTGGGACTTTTGGGGAGGCAACATTTATAACCACCAATGGTGGTTCAACACTCACTTTAGGCGATTCTATTAGCGGTGTTAGCGGTCAACTTATATTGGCTACATCTGCATTAAACAATGTCACTTTAGAAGCATCATCTTCTACCTCTGCATCATATAATCTTACGTTGCCGACAGGAACTGGATCAAACGGACAGTTTCTTACAACCGATGGTACTGGCGTTACGAGTTGGACGACTGTTCCATCTTCTATGGTTTATCCGAGTGCTGGTATTGCTGTTTCGACAGGTTCTGCTTGGAATACATCAATTACCCTTGGCACAGGAGTTTCTACGGCTCTTGGGGTTAATGTTGGAACATCGGGTGCGTTTGTTGTAAACGGCGGCGCTCTCGGAACGCCGTCAAGTGGAACTCTATCTGGATGCACAGGGCTTCCTCTTGCAACAGGTGTAAGCGGAACGCTTGCAATAGCAAATGGCGGCACTGGACAGACATCCGCTAATGCCGCGTTTAATGCACTGGCCCCGTCGCAATCAGGCGCGAATACTGAAGTTTTAACATCAGATGGAACAAACACATCGTTTGCACCTCTGGTTCCGTCTTCTACAACGGGCAATATTCCTGTTGCGACGGCTACGGGATCTTTGTCTGATTCCGCTAAATATTTTTCTGATTCCATAACAACAAATTTAAATATCTGGTCTGCTCTTCAAACGCAGACCGCGATTACAAATGGCTTGTTGAATACGCCAACGCTACCATCTGTTACTCTGGCATCTACTGCAAACCTTTCTTTGACAGGTGCGGCTACTGTCGATGGAACAGCAGTTGTCACGGGCAATACGGTTCTTGTTAAAAACCAGACAACAAACAGTCAAAACGGTGTTTATCGTGCGGTGACAACTGGTGCTTGGGTAAGGCAGGCATATGTTGCAGGCGCTTGGGCTGACGTTACGACGCAGGTTACATACGGTGATTTGGCTGAGAACGGCGGCGTCATCAACGTATTGAATGGAACTGCAAATAAAAATCTTCAGTTCCAGATCTACTTTCAAAATCCATCTGCGACATTAGCTGCTGGAACGACAGTTTATATTACTGGTCTGACAAAGATTCCTGCGGCAAGTGTGTCAAATCGTTTTGTTGACGTTGGTATTGGCAATAACACAAACAATAACGGTTCGTCAGCTTTCCCATATGCGACGATTACTCAAGCTCTTATTGGGATGCAGTTCCCAGCAACGATCAATGTTGCAGCAAATCCAGCAGCTGAATCTTCATCAATTACTTGGACAAGCAGCCAGTCGAATTGCTCTGTTCAAAGCTCAAACATTAACAATAACGGTGGCCAGAGCATTCTTTCTGGCGTGATGACATTTGCAACGGGCAACACCCGCGTTCACTTTACAGGAACAACGCATAGCAGCGCCACGCCTTTTGTGTTCCAATCTGGGGCCGCTGGTCGTAATTATTTCCAGACAGTTACGATTTCTAATGCCGCAGCGTCTGATTGGCTTGGATTGAATGCAGGCGTGACCAATTTCATCTCTTTGGATGATATTGAGTTTACGACTCCGATTGTAAATGCAATTAACCTTCCTGCGTTTTCAAGCGCTTTTACAATTTATCACTATAACCAGAATAATGGATTCTTACGTTACACAGGGACAGGCGCTGCGAACACGACGATTGATATTCGTTCTGGCTGCGTCGATGGATATATCTGGATTCCATCCACTTATCTTGGAACGATAAATTGGAATGGTGTAGAGTTTGGTTATCCTGTTGGATCAACAGCCTTTACGTCTGGAATTATTACAAACCAGACTGATCTGACGACGATTCTGAACTGGACGACTGATGGTAGTTATGATGGCTGGTATGCCATTAACTTTGCTGGGCCTTCTGTTTTTGCTCAAGGCGCTATTTTTGGCAAGGTAACAATTGCTGGTGTAACGACATATACCTTCTGGGGGCGCACACTTGCGCAGGCTCCTGCAACGATTTCTACAAAGTCGGGCGCAGTTTATAGTAAAGTAACAAGTGGCTGGATTGTTTTGGCAACGGTTGCCACAGGTTCATGGGCAAATCTTTACGACACAAGCGTTTCTCAAACGGCGGCTGCGATTAACACTGCCTATGCGATGACGCTTAATGGTATTGACCCTGATAGTCGGGGCTTCACAGTTGTTTCGGGATCTCGGATTACGGCTGCTTATGCGGGTATTTATACGTTCGCGCCATCAATTCAGGTTAGAAATAATAACAATTCGATCCACGAATTTAATATGTGGTTCCGTAAAAATGGCGTAAACTTAGCAGATAGCAACAGCAGATTTTCAATTACTGCCTCTCACGGCGGGGTTGATGGTTTTGCTGTTCCAGCTGTTGTGTTCTCCTTCAAGTTGGCTGCTGGCGATTACATTGAGGTTATGTGGTCAACAAGTAATACAAATGTTGAGATCTATACAATTCCAGCGACAGCCCCAGCCCCACGAGCGCCATGTATTATTGTTTCGATTACGCAAGCTGCTGTGATATAGTAAAATGAAATTAGAAGGTTTCTGATGACCGTAAGTGTAGATGGAACA